TCAATAATGTTCTCAGGAACTCTTACAAAAGGCTGCGCACCAGAGTTGATCTGCTTAGCTCGTTGTCCTAAGACGCGAGCATACTCATATTTTGTCAAATATGGACACGTTCTGTGGAGATCATCAATCACTTGATTATTTTTATTGCGAATAACTACGGTAAGAGCTTCAATTTCCTCATAATTCTGGATAGTTGTTTCAGGATGAAAGTTCATAATATAATTTCTATTAATTTCAGTGTTAAATTTTTGCAAATAGTTTTCATCTACATCCTCGTCCTCCTCATCATCATCATCATCTACAGGTGGAGGACGCGATAAGACAATATTTTGTTTCTTTTTAAGAACCTGCTGCTCCTCAGTCTCTACTTCATCTTCATCTTCATTTTCATCTTCATCTTCATCTCCATCCTCCTCCTCTGCCTCAACTTCTTCCTCTTGATCTAAGTCAACATCTTCATCGGCATCTTTTATTTCTACTTCTTCTCCATCGGAGTCAGGGGTCTCCTCCTCTTCCTCCTCCTCTTCCTCCTCCTCTTCCTCCTCCTCCTCCTCCTCTTCCTCCGGTTCACTATTTACAATTTCAAAGTCATCGTCTTCATGATAACTACTCATTATTTTACTTGTATATTATCTGTAGATAGATTTAATTTGTTTTTCAATTTTATTTTTATTTAAAAAATAAATTAAATTATTCATTCTTTTCTCATTATAAATATATGTCTTATGATTTTGTGGGTAAACATTATATTGCAAGTTATTTAGACTGTAGCAATAATTCCATAAATAATATTACAAATTTAAAAATAAACCTTGAATTGGCTATAAAAGAATGTGGTGCTACAGTTTTAAATTCAACAGAACATGTTTTTAATAACAATGGGTTTACAATTGCATATCTTTTATCCGAAAGTCATTGTTCAGTTCATACATATCCAGAATACAAATCCTTGTTTGTAGATCTGTTTACATGTGGAGAATATTGTAATTGGGAAAAATTTGACAATATAATGACAAATTTTTTACAACCCAAAAATGTCTCTAAAAATATTATTCTACGAGGTGAAAAAAATATTATTAGTTAAATTTATTAGCATAATCTTTACTTTTGATCTTCTGTCTTCCAAACAGTATCACATGTAGAGCACAAATAAACATATTTCATATTTACCTCATCATATCTAATATAAATAATTTCTCTAGGGACAGATTCAGTATTAGTGGAGCACTCCGCATTTGGACACAAGATGCGATTAATGCGCGGCAAAGTAGGATCCAGCTTTGTATACTTATTTATAATGTGTGTAAAATTTTGCTGCCCCTTCTTTAACTGAGTTTTAATTACACATGCATTTTCTTCTCCCATTAAACTCTCTTCATTTCCACAGTTTCTGCAATAATATATAAGTTTATTTGTATTTTCCGCATCAATGCGGATATAATACATGTTTTCGCATTTACTGCAAAAGTGCATTCTTGATATATATATATAGTAAATAATACTATTTATGTTTCAATTTTTGTTTTAATTTAAAATAAAACTATACTTAAATCAACTACTTGCTTTATACACAGCATTGAATTTTTTTTCTATTGCATTGGATCCAGTTTGAGATTCTTCATTAAAATTAACGCCACATACAAGACTCGCCTCCTTAAACTTTTGTATTACCTTTTTGTAATCTATTGATTTTTTAAATCTATAGATTGTTGACTCTAAAATAACTATATCATTTTTTTCCATCTTTTTCAAAAAGTTTAAAATTTTATTTCCATTTTTTTCAAAGTTCTCCTTTACATATGGATAAAATATTTCAAATCCTTCTGGATAAATTCCAATTTTTTTATTTACCATATCACATACTGCTACATCCATATTTGCAAACTCTATTATCCTTGTATATGAATTATAATCTGTATGCGTTTTTGTAATACCAGGCTCATTCAATAAAGGATTATTGCACAAGAGTGTACACAATGTAAGCAAAATTGTTGAAATATTTTGACAAGATGTCCACTGTTCTCCCCTCCATGTATTCAAAACAGAAATGCAAACTTTTCCGTTCACGTAAAGATTTGGATTAAATCTTACAACTCCGTCATTTGTTTTATAAATCACTTTTGGAGGACTAAAAGGATAGTCTGCTGGAAATTGAAACTCAAAAAAATAGTTTCCAGCAAAATATGGTGTGTCATCTGGTCCAATAATAAGCGCATATCCCTTTAACATGTCTGTATCATCGTGAATATAGTAGATTCCGTTGTCAGTTAACGGGTTCTTCATAATTTGTCTAACATCTCCCAATAAACGTGCAATAGACTCTTTTGAAATAAAAGTTGTTGCAGATGCTCTACTTTTTTCCATTCCTATTTAATATGATAAGACGTTTTTAACTAGGTTTTGATTATTAGTTAATTTCAAAATTAACTAAAATAAAAAAAATGAAATAGAAATATCTTTGTATATTATAATAACAACAAATGATGTCATCATCGTGTCAATATAAAGACCTACAAGATTTCTTAATAAAGCATAATTCAAAGGGGCAAAAAGATAAAGATAAGGAAAAAGAGAATGACAGAACCGTGGCAACAACTCACACGAGAATTGGTGACAAAACATTGAACATATTTGGTGGAGCTTACAATATTCCACCAGAAGAACTTACAGCGTTTTACAGCTTGTATTGTCAGCACGTATTCACTAACAGAAAAATGGAGTATTTGACAGAAAAGCAGCTGGATGGAACTGATGGAAAATGTGGAGGTATATTTGTAGATTTTGATTTTAGATACAAATATGACGTGCAAACACGTCAGCACACAAAAGAGCACATTGTTGATATAATTACACTTTTGTATTTGGAGGAACTTAAGGAATTCTTTATTTTCAAAAAAGACACACCATTTCCTGTATTTATCATGGAAAAACCAAATGTAAATAGATGTCAAGATAAAAATATTACAAAAGATGGTATCCATATGATTATTGGAATTCAAATGGATCATGTAATGCAGACAATGTTACGTCAACGAATCCTTGCTAAGATTGGTGAAACGTGCGATCTACCTCTTATCAATGAATGGGATGCTGTATTGGACGAAGGAATTAGCAAAGGTATTACAAATTGGCAGATGTATGGCTCAAGAAAGCCTGGCAATCAGGCATATGAACTTACACAGCATTACGTAATTACGTACGATGAAACCGATGGAGAATTTATGATGGAGGAGGAACGCGCGCAATCATTTGATGTTTGCAAGGACTTTGAAAAATTGTCTGTGCAATACAATAAATTTCAAAAGTTTGAGATAAATCCAAAGATTGTGGATGAATATAGCAAACTCCTTGGAAAAAAGTCAACAATTCGTGCAAAGAAAAGTGGCAATAAAACAAAAGTAAAGTTGATTTCTAGTGCATGCAGTGACGATGATGAAGACGAAAGCGATATTTCACTAGACGAAATTACAAATCTTGAAATTTTAAAAAAAGCGGTAGAAAAAATTATGAACTCTCTGCAGCCAGCAGAATATGCTGTTAAAGAAGTTCATCAATATACGCAAATTTTGCCGCCAAAATATTATGAGCCTGGATCTCATTTGCTAAATCGTCAGGTCGCATTTGCTTTAAAGCATACAGACGATAGGCTGTTTCTCTCGTGGGTTATGTTGCGAAGTAAGGCTTCTGATTTTGACTATGCGTCTATTCCTCAACTATACAATGATTGGAAGCGCTACAATAACAATAAAGAGGGCATTACTAAGCGATCTATTATGTATTGGGCCAAACAAGATGCATATGATGACTATATGAATGTTCGTATGACAACGATTGATCATTTCATAGAAATTACTTTGGAAACTCCAACAGAGTTTGATTTTGGTATGGTGCTTTATCAAATGTTCAAGGACAAGTATATTTGCACTAGCATTGTCAACAAGACATGGTATGTATTTAAGAATCATCGATGGGTGCAAGACAAGGGTCAAAGTCTGCGCATGGCCATTTCAAAGGACATGTTCAACTATTATCAGCGTTCAATGCATTTGTGTGCGGCTAGTTTGCAGCAGGTGGAAGTGGACGATGACACAAAGAGAGAAAACATGAAGCGCAAGGTGAACAAGTACACAGAGATTTCCGTCAAGCTCAAGACGACAAACAACAAAAATAATATTATGCGAGAGGCCATGGAGATCTTTTATGATAATGAATTTGTCAAGAATATGGACTTGAACAAGCACCTCATTTGTTTCACAAATGGAATTGTAGATTTGAAAAACAAACTGTTTCGCGATGGTTATCCACAGGATTACATTACAAAAACTACTGGCATTCCTTACATTCCATATGATTATGAAAAATTCAAGTCTATTGCAGATGATATCATGTCATTCATGGAGAAGCTTTTCCCGATCAAGGAACTTAACAGATATATGTGGGATCATTTATCATCTACGCTTATTGGAGAGAATATCAATCAAACATTTAACATTTATCGCGGCAGTGGTAGCAATGGTAAATCTATGTTGACAGACTTGATGACCATGACTATGGGGGAATACGCGGGAACCGTTCCAGTGACACTTGTAACTGAAAAGAGGCCAGGTGTAGGGGGTACCTCTTCAGAAATTATGCAATTGAAGGGTGTTCGCTATGCAATTATGCAAGAGCCTTCTAAAGACGCAAAGATCAATGAAGGTATGATGAAGAACTTGACTGGTGATGCAACCATGCAGGCTCGTGCATTGTATTGTGAGGCCGAAACATTCCACATTCAATTTAATCTGGTTGTCTGTACAAATACTCTGTTTGAAGTTGGCAGCAATGATGATGGTACTTGGAGACGCATTCGAATCTGCGATTTCTTGGCAAAGTTTGTGGACGATGGCGAGACTCATACAGATGATACCAAGTATGTGTTTACAAAGGATAAGAGTCTCAAGGACAAGCTTCCAGAATGGGCTCCTGTCTTTGCAAGCATGTTAGTAAACCGTGTATTCGAGACCCAGGGCAAGGTAGAGGATTGCGACATTGTAAACGCTTCATCAAACAAATACCGTCAAACTCAGGATCATATTGCCGCGTTTGTAAGCGAGATGATTGTAAAGAGGGACGGCGGAAAAATCAAGAAGATGGAACTATTTCAACAATTCAAGATGTGGTTTCAAGATTCTCAGGGAAATCGCAAGATGCCAAAGGGGGTTGAGCTCAACGAGTATATGGACAAGCGTTTTGGCAAAGCAAAGACTGCTGGATGGAGTGGCATTTCAATTGTGTATCCAGACCAAGAAGATGAAATTGATGAGTTGAATGGATAATTAGCTTCAACATCATAATTAAAAATAAATAACATACAAATGTTTTTTATTTTTATTTTTGCAAATACCAATACTAACAATAAAATTATATAGTTTTATAAATATTTTTTGGTAATAGATCTGTAATAAGGGTAATTATTCGCATGATTCCTTTTGCAATAATTCCTGCGTAAAATGGATATAATGCCAACAATAGAAAAATTCCAAACTTCTTAAAGAACCCATATGAACTATTCGCAAGAAAAATTCCTAGAAAAAATACAACTACCAATAAATAGTAAATAAACAACATAATTTTTTGCCAAAATTTTAAATTTACAATTTCTTGACTTTCATAATATGTTTTCCTATCATTTGTTACAACTGTTGTTTTTTGCCCAGTAATTTCTTCATTTAATTCTTCAATAGATGCCTCGTAATCATTATATAATTCCAATGTATTGTCAGCATCAATAAGCATAATATTGTACATTTTAATTAAAAGTTCAATATTGTAAATTTCTTCAATAAAATTTTCTTGCATAAGACTGCCCAATTTATTTGCCTGATCTTGTAGCTCTTTTGTGCGTATTACATCATATGCAGCCGTTCCCTCTGCAAAAGTATAATATTCTTTCTCTGCATTAACAACCTGCTGTGGAGCAATAAGTTTATTTGTTTGTGCATCCAAATACTTTTGTCTTAATTCGTTAATTTTATTTTCTCTTTGACAAGTGGGACCGCACGTCAATGCGCTTATAGATGTCCCAAGTGTTTGACTTAATTGTGCAGTTATTTGTTCTTGTACCTTTTCAAGTTGGACATTTTGTTGTTTTTGTTCTTCTAATAATTGTGAACAGGATTCTGTACTCATTGTATTCTTATACAATCATTAGATTTTAAAAGGAGGCATTGTTTGTTAAATTATAATTGTTAAATGATTCCAGGGAAGAAACCTTCATTGCTTTATTTATAGCACTCATAAATGATTCCTGTCCAGATGTTGGCGCTGTTGCTGGCGAGGTTGTCGTAGTATTTGCACTTGTAGTCGTAGAAGGAATTGTAGAAGTTGTGGTAATTCCAGTTACAGGATCTGTGGTTGTAGTTGTTGTTCCGGCATTTGGATCGGGACCAATTTCACATTTTTCAGCTGTAGTATCATAATACATTCCATCACTGCAGCACATTTCTCCTACACACGTTACGCCGGGTATAGACCACGGAGAAGAATTATTAGAGTTTGTTGTTCCACTTGATTGAACATCCGATGAATTAAATTTCCATTCATATTCGTCAAAATTAGTGTTGCTTCTGTTGTATAAATTGAGTAATATGTAGCCAATTAAAACCACGCCAAAAATAATAATAATTGCTGACAACAATCCATACCAAATTCTGGGAATAATTTGATTATTTGAAAGAATCGCTAAAATTAAAACGGGAACACAAACAGCTACTACAATTTTCATAATTGCAGCGTGAGCATTATATGTTTTTCCATAATATGTATTAATCTCAACAAGGCGCAACTTGTTATATTTTTCATCTTCTAACAGCTGTAACTTTTTTTTTGATTCATTCAACTCTTGTTCGACAATGTTGACTGCTTGCGACTGCTCTTGCAACGTATTGCGAGAAGAAGCTACATTTTTCTGGTAAAAAGAGTAACCATTTTTTAATGTGGCATATAAATTTATTCTCATTTGAGAAATTTCATTTATTTTGTTTATAATTTGTGTCTTTTCTTCTGGAGTCAAAACATTCTTTCCATTATTTTTTTCTAAATTAGCATAAAGCTCCTTTTCAATTGCTTGCAAGCTTTGAATATCTGTTAAAGTTTGTTCACTGCGCTCATTCATTTTTTGATAATTGGCGCCATTATCTCCAGGAATAGGTGTATAATCGCTTCGTGGTCTATCATCATTAATTGGGCTGCGTCCATTATTATAGTCAGGATTTGGTGGTCCCATTGAAGTAGTGTAACATTTACTTGTATTGGGATCCCATGTACATGCATTCACTTGTTTTGGACCAAGTGCATTAATATATGCATTATTACAATCAGTTTCATTTGTTGGTTCTGTGCATGATGTATATTGATTCATCTTAATATATAGATTATAATAAGATAAATAAAATTAAAATAGAGCTATATTTAATTTAATAACTTATTTAACTCTAACATTATTCATTGTTATAATAACCAATCCAATTGCTAAAACAGACCAAAAAATATACTGATAGTTTTCTTGCAATACAATCTTGTCAGTATCATTTAACATACCATTTATATTTTGGTAAGAGACTACCTTGTAATTTTTAAGCTCATTATTAATTTGTTTATAAGTTGTCAAGTTATTACTCATTTGTTTTTGATCAGTTACCATTTTATTATTTATATTTGAGTTTTCTTTTTGCAAATCCTCCATTTTTTCTGTTATTTTTTCAGCAAGAACTGCTAATCTATTTTTCAATTCATCTAATTTTTTTTTAAGTTTATCAATTTCTATTGCCAATCCACATTTTTCATTAGGTGTCATTTTGGAACCATTGTTTACATATTTACTCCATTGCAATGAGTCAATATTTTTAATATCTTTGTTACAGCTTTCAATACCAACAATTGATGGATTTCTTGTCAATAGCATTAGATTTTCCCTAGGCGTTTTAATTGAATTTGGATATACATTTTTATCTTTTAACCAGCAATTCTTTGATGCTGTGTCAAATACTAAGCCATGGCAATCAGTTGCATTTGTACACTCTTGTTTGCAGGTTTCCATTGTTGAATTAGTTTTTGGCATATTTGACAAATCATTTCCAGGTGAGTCAAAGTTAGGAAATGTTTGATAAGTGTCATCTAACCCAATCATAGATGCAGGATATTCTTTTAAATTAGAATCTGCATCTATATAGCCTAATTTTCCCATATTTCCCGTTATTCCCACATCTGTTGTGTCATAAATTGGATTTGTCCAAGGTGCTCCATACATCTTTCCATCCTTTCCAGCATTACACATGGTGGAGGATTTTGAAGTATAAAGAACCAAGTTTCCATCAGTTTGCATAATAAGCTGCAATGCACCATTAGAAGACCCAATCCATTCGCCAGGAGCTAATGTTTCTCCCACACTCAAATAATTTTTGCCAGGATATTTTTTTCCCTTTGCAGCCGTCCATTCTGGATTAGATTGTTGTTGTTGTCCATTAGTCATTGTACACCATACTGCTCCACCAACAGTTTGTTCTGGTGTTCCCTTGTAAATACACATATTTCCATCATCTTGCAATATTAAATAGAAATTGCATGCAGTGGATTCTGCACGACAGTCTAATAAAAAATTTTGACCTTGGGCTTCACCATCAATATGACCAGTTTTGATTTCATTACCACATTGATAAGCAATATTAAATGATTTTTTGCATCCTACTGAAGGATCATTCATGCCAGAGCCTACAACATAACTATAATTCAAACGATTTGCTACATTTTGTTCCATTAATTTATTTAATGAATCCATGGCATTATTAGATGATACACCTGCACAACCATCGCCCCATGTAGCATTTAAAAGAGTTATATTTCCCCCATTTGCACAGTCAACTGGAGCATTGGGGGAAGAAAAAGTAGTATTACCTTCTGTGCTTACAACTACTAGTTGCCCTGTATTTTTTAAAGTAGCTACACTTCCATTAGTAGTATTTGATGCCCATAAAGAAGTCATTTGAATATTATTTCCAGACCCATATTTTTCTGCAGATGTTAAATCATTTGAAACAACGCACTGACCAAGTTGTGAATCTGTTTGAAAATTCTGTACAGCAAAATAGCGATTACCGGATTCAATAGCTGCTGTTCTGCAGGTATCGTAGTTGTATATATTTTGTCCAGATGCTAATGGAGATCCCATTGCACGATCTTCTTTATCTCCATAGCAACCCACATAAGATGTCATAGGATCCATTAAAAGAGTATTAACGTAAACATTAGTTCCTTCATTTCCACATGCCTGTTCAGCTGTCATAGCACTTCCAACTAATAAAGGAGGAGTTGTAGGAATAAAAGAACCCGGATTATTGTAATTATCAGATGACACACTTACTTGAACTATGGTTGCAGCTGCAGGACAACCATTTTTCCCAGCACTGCTTTTCATTAGTTCAGGACTAGAATACCATTTATATTCTCCTTGATTTGTTACATACCCAACGGCACCATTTGCTAAACGCACATTTTTATTCAAATATGGATTATTAGAATTTAAACGTTGCATATAGTTTTTAGATTTATCTGTAATTTCCTGTTGTGTTTGCTCATATTGTAACATTAATGTTCCAAATTGAGATTCTAAATCTGTCAGCTCATTTTGATCACTTTTATTTTGTTGTAAAAATTTTTGCCCCTGTTCCTTTAATGCTTGTGTAGAAAGTTGATTTTCTTGAATACCAGATACATAATCATTTAAAGAAAATCCTTCTTTAATATTATTGACAGTGTCGTTAAATAATGATAATAAATTTGGTTCGCTTTCTATATGCTTTTTAATTTTGTTTTGATATTTATTAAACTGGACTCCTTGCCTTAAAGTTGTAGAAATATTATTTTTATTTTCAAATTCTTGTTTAAACTGTTCTATTAGATTTGTAAAGCTCATTTTAATATAAATAAATAGAATAATTTAATGTTTTGTCATTATTCTATTTATTCTACTGTTGAAACTTTTTATCTTATTCACTTGTTTTTGATGAAACTCCGGGACTTGGAATAATATTTAATTTTACTAAAACCATAATCAAGACGACAAATAGCCACATTAAATATCCTTGAGGAGTAGTCAATGTGTACGAGAATATCAAAAGAAGTATAAATAAAAGTAACCAAAAAATGAAATTTAAAGAGGCTGATTTTGGGTTGACCATTTTTTTAAGAGTAATAAGAAAAACAATTGACGCCAAAAGAAGCCAATATCTAAATTGAACATTCTTTTGAGTGGCAAGTAAATTGGTCTCTTCGTAACTTTCATTTACTGTGGCATATTCATTCATCATTTTTGTTAATTGTGCTCGCTCCTTTTCCAACTTTGAAGATAACTTATTTAGGTAAGTCTTTTTTTCATTTTTTGCATTCATCTCTTCTAAAGCAGGAGTTTGCAATTCATTTAATGCAGTTTTGATCTCACTATTTAAATTTACAAGTTTTGTATTTAAAAACTTTAATTGTGTGAGGATACTCCTTGATTTTTGAATAATTGCTACATCTGCATCTTGTCCAGCAGTTACTTCACCCTCTCCTGTTCTTGTCCAACAATATCTTTTATCTGGATTAAATGTTGCTCCAGTGCATTGTGAATTAGATGAACATAGAGCGCTGCATTCTTCTTGAGTAGTTAATGGTTTTTCTTCCAATCCAGCAGTTCCCCAATAAGTGCTGCCATTTATATACTTGTATTCAATTTTAGAAGAATCATTAGCACTTAGACTATTAATATAAGTCTTGTATGTTTCTTCATATTTCTTCATGGTTAATTCATATTCTGTCTCCAAGGTTTTTAATCTTAACATCGTTGAATCAATTTTATCACTATTTTTTTTCATTGCATTTGAATTTGCCATAGTTAAATCTGTAATAGTTGAATCTGTCATAATATATATAAATAAAGAAAACTATCTATTTATAGTTTGGCTCATCTTTTCCAATAAAAAATGTATGAAATACACCCAACACCAATTAATCCTAAAATAGCAAAATCAATATTATTCAAAGTTCCATTTAATGCCAATATAGGGTACAATAAGTTATTTGTATTATTACAATTCTTGTTGCATTTATAACACCAACTTGGTTTAATTAATAGATTACAATGTTTATAACAATAACACTCGCTTTGTTTTTTTGCAAATTCTTCCGCTTTTCTAATTGAGTCTGACATTAATAATTTTTTTTGAATAATAGTAAAATTATTGAAAGGCTTTTTAAAAAATATTAATTCTGGTTTAACTTTTTCTAATTGTTTTGTATTTGTATTTGTAGATACAGATTCCTCCTTTATAGATCCTTGTTTTGTATTTTTTTCAGTACTCTTGTAAATATAGCTTGATGCTAAAGAAATAAAAGTATTCATTTTATTATGCATATAAAATGAATAAAAACTTTTAACTCAAATTTTTAACTCAAACTTGTAAAATAACAATTTGTTAATTTAATATTTATATTTATATTTATATTTTTGTGATCCTGGGATCTTTGATTTTATTAAATTTGAAATCTTTAAAGCCCCTTCTTTAACTCCTTCTTTCAGCGTAGAATTTTTAAATACAGAAAATGTAGTGCCACAAACAATAATAATACCAATAAACATATTAAAGGAGTTTAAGTAGACCTCGTTATATGTTTTTTTATAATCATCAATTAATGTTGCAGATCCATGCTCTGTATTACCAATATTTTTATAAATTACATTTAATTTTGAATAATACACTTTGTCATCCATTAACTTTTTATTAATATCTGTAATATAAGCATTTAATCGTTCTATTTTAACTTGTATTGCATTTGCCAATAAAAAAATAGATTTATTAATAGATTGCAACTGGCTTTTACTGTCTACAAAGTTTTTTTGATACTCTTCGTATTCAGGATTTTTGTGGTAAAATACATAACTCTGTTTAAATTTTGCCAAGTTTAAAAAATATTCGCGTGCATAATGTTCAAGACGTTCAGTAAACTGAACTGTTTCTGGTCTCATTTTTACATAAGGAGATGGAGTTTCTTGGTTATTATTTGAATTTATCAATATGTCTGTAGTATTACTATCCATATATAAATGTAATGATTTTTTTATACACAAATTCTGTAATACTTTGTAGTTACAGATGTTTTGCTTGGACGAATAATCTCGCAAACTTCTCCAGGACGAATTCCAATTGCCATTGCAACTGGATCAAATCTGGAAATTTCAGGCAACTGAGAATTTTCCATAATATTAAATTTTCTTTTAACTTCAGCAAATTTATCATCATTAATTACTTTATGAGGAGGAACTAATACATTCTTCAAAATATTAAACTGCAGGCGCCTTATGTTAATAATTACAATATAAATTCCATCTTGCTCCCAAATATGTTTTACTAAATTTGTCAAGGTTTCATTGATTTCATCCTTATTAATAATTATAAGTGTATCTTCTTTCTTAAGAATCTCTTCTAAATGAAACAAGTCATCAATTATTTCCTGAATATTTTGCGGTCTAAGCGTCTTGCCCATGTAATATCGCACATATGTTTTTACTTTTCTGTCTCCCCCTTCAGCCGGTTCTAATTTCTCAACGAGCATATCTAACTGCTTGTTTTGAAACATTGCGTTAACTTCATTTATGGTAAAACCATCGTAGTCATTTATTTGATATCCTTGGTCACCAAGCAAATCAAGCATGGTTCTGCGAGATTTGTACAACGAGGATATTAAACTAGAGTTCTGGGATGCCATTGGTTACTATAATATACATAGAATCATTTTATTTCATTTCAATTTTAATTCTTATTTTTGAAAGTGATCTAAAGAATAATTTTTCTTGTACCACCACTTTGTGTTTCAGTAGAAGCTGGCTCTGTAAATACTACTTTTTTACTTTCGCTATTTGATGACACGCTTTCTTCTTTTTCACTAGATGGTGCCTCGTCTCCCTCTTCTTCTACCAGTTCAGGGACCTTTAAAATAGACGTTAATTCCGCAACTTTTGCTGTTTCTGTCTTCTTATCGCTTTCTTCCTTCAATTTTGATAACACTGTTATTCTCTCATTTAATGACAAATTTGCGATTTGCTCCTTAGATTTTTCACTAAGAGAATTAAATACTTGATTTAATTCAGGAACGTCTGTAATTCCTTGTTGCATAATATGTGGCGGAGGTGGATAATCTGGGCTAGTAGAAATAAATGGGGGTGGTAGTCCCTCTGGAGTATGTGGTGAATAAACCAGCTTTTTAGTTGAATCTTGTGGACTTGCATTAGGATCATATTGTGGACTAGTAGGTGTATATGGAGGACTGGTGGGTGCATATGGAGGACTGGTGGGTGCATAAGCTGGACTAGTAGGAATATATGGAGGCGTGCTATTAGGGTTATATTGAGGACTATCACCTGTATATAAATCTCCACCAGGCGCAAAATCATCACTTGTAGGTTGATAAGCAGGACTGGTTTCTGCATAAGGAGGCGATTCCATTCCATAAATTGCCTGATATGCAGGAGATTCTCTTCCTGGAATCTTAGATTCTATATCCTCCCTGTCATAAATAATTCTCTTTGCTTTGTAAAGCATTTCAGTTTTATAGTTTTTAACCAATTCATCCGTAGGTAACTTATTATCCAACAATTTATTAATGTTGTTAGAAAATGACAAATTCATCAACTGATCAACATTCTCATCTGTTATAATGCGCATCTGCACATTCATCGCCTGCAATTCTTGCATCAACAATTTTAAAGAATATGGAACTCTAACAATGCTGAATGAACGACCAAAACGACTAACATTTTTAATATTCATTTTTCCATCTAAAGTTTCATTAAATTGAACGGGACCATCCGCAAATGGACTTAAAAATAAATTTAATGATTCATTGTATACAGATATTGCACCCGTTTTATTGCAAACAGCCATGTAATATTCGTCGCCTCTAATCATAAATGATTCTTGCAAAAAGGCCGCAGCACCATGTGCTATAATGCCATCGCGTTCCATTTCACCTATGCGCAAACCACCATCATTAGCTCTGCCTTGGACCGTTTGTCTGGTTAACGCCGTTCTTGGACCAGTTGCACGGTAGTTAATCTTATCCTTTACCATGTGTTTCAAACGCATATAATATGTGGGACCAATATATATATCCGCGTCAAGTTGCTCTCCAGATTGCCCATTGTACAACAGTTGATTGCCACTAGAGTGATATCCCATTCGCGTAAGCATTGGACCATATGTTGTAACATTAGATCCTTTTACGGCAAATGCAGTACAATCCCCAAACGCGCCATACATTGTACACGCCTTTCCAAAAAGACTTTCCACTAGCTGGCCAATGGTCATGCGAGAAGGGAGCGCATGAGGATTAATAATGAGATCGGGGCGGATTCCATCAGCTGTAAAAGGCATATCTTCCTCGGGTATAATGAGACCAAGAGTTCCTTTTTGCCCTGCTCGACTCGCCATTTTATCACCAATAGCGGGCTCTCTGTGCTCACGCACCCTCACTTTTGCAATGCGTGTCCCTTCTTCCCCATCTGTAATAAAAGATTTATCTACATACCCAAGTTGCCCTTTCTTTGGACTAATAGAATCATCACTAAATTCACTTGGATTCTCTGTACTAGAAACAATCTTTCCAATTAAAACTACTTTATCATCCAATGGGGTATTTTCTTTAATCATACCATATTTATCAAGCTGACTATAATCGTACCCCAATTTAAGTCCGCTAGCATTCTTTGCCATGACGTCAGCAAAAGTAGAATTGGTAGTTGCACCAGAGATCTTGGAGCTTTCTTCCCTTGATTCATACATTGAAAAGTAGGTTGTGCTGAATATGCCGCGTTTCACAGATCCTTCATTAATAAGAATGGCGTCCTCAACATTGTATCCAGTATAGCTCATAATAGCAACAACTGCATTTACACCGTATGGTTGTTCTTCCTTATTTATGTATTGCAAGTAACGGGATTTAATAAGAGGGATCTGTCCATAATTCAAAATGACTCCCATCTTATCCATTCTCATTTGGAAATTAGAGTGATAAACAGAAACGGCTTGTTTACTTTGACCACATGAAAATGCATTTCTGGGCAACGGATTGTTCTCTGGGTAAATAATAGAATTGCCCATAACACCCAAAATAAAAGATGGATCAACTTCTACATGTGAATAGTATCTATTAAGTATCAACTGTTCTGGATTAGACGCAATAAGCGCACTTTCTTCCTCTGCGGTATCAACGTAATCTACAACTGATTGTGCTAGTTCCATGTCTATTCCAAATTTCTCCTTTGTGGCCTCTTGACCATAAAGAATAGATGGATCGTAAAGCATATTATTGCGAATGCTGTATTTTTCATCCGCTTTTTTCATAAATCCCGCTACAATATTTTCCCATGTAAAATTTCCAGAATTGATCATCTCAAGAATCTCTTTTCTATCAAAACTGACTTTTCCCGTTTTGTCCACATAGTAAATAGGTCTGGTCAATCTGCCAGCATCTGTGTAAAAATAAATTTCATTATTTTCATAATTAAATGCAATGCTTGTAAATACAGGAATGATTCCATTGCGTCGCAATAATTTCATTTTGGCAATAAGTTCAAGAGGATTTTCCACAACTCCTATCCAATTACCGTTTACAAACACCTTTGTAGACTCTGCCATAAACTCTGGACTGCACTCCTGGACAATCTTCAAAGGAGTATTAGCTCTCAACCACTTAATCAAAGGGAAGGAAGAAAATCCACTAGTAATAGCAGTACTAATTGACATGTGTTTGTGAAGACCAATATTACCACCATCAGGCGTATCCACCGGATCTATATAACCCCACTGTGAACTGTTCAAAAGACGAGGCCCAACAACTTTGGCACTAGAATCAAGTGGCAAATTAATTTTGCGAAGATGCGAAATAAAAGTATTCCACGAAAGACGGTTTAAATCTTGAATAACTCCAATGCGCTTTGTATTAGCTGCTGCACCCCAATTTCCTTTGAACGCCTTTTTAAACCCATCATTTACAATACGATCTTTAAAAATAGCCTTAAAATTGTCTTCAATTAAGCTAACAAAATTTTCTTTGTATTTTCCAGTATGATAGTAAAATTCTTTGTCAATGACAAGCGCAATATTCTTGTTTTGCATAAGATAGTATTCGCGAAACAAATCATATATCAATGAACCTGATAATTCAACGCGCTTAAAACGAAAATTGTCGCGATCAGTTGGCATTTCTAGTTTGGTGTAAACCTTGAGCATCTTATTTACCATGTATCCAACAAAGTATGCCTTGTCTAAGAAATTTAATTCTCCAACATGGGGAAGAAAATAATTCATTAGTATTTCCATAACACCAATAGTTGTACGGCGCTTTGTAAACGTTGCAATGTACTCAAGTGCACTTTCTTGATTAAAAACGCGACTGGCATCGTGAATAGATGGAATAAAAAGATCCACCATTTGCTCATTTTTCTTGAGATCAAGCAAGCAGCACTTAACAATATCTTTATCAGATAGGACCCCAAGAGCCCTCATTAAAATAAACAAAGGGACAGGCTTTTTAACATTAGGAATGTCTACAACAATTTGGTTATTGGAAAGACTTGTGGAAGGAGCCACAATTTTAACAGAGGTAGTTCTAATCGGTTTGGACGTGTCCTCTGAGACAGATCTAATTTCTGCAGAATGGCTATAAGTTTCATCGGTTTTATTTTGTCTTATGTAAAGCATATTGTCTGCAAATTTCTCTTGAGAAATTATCACTTTTTCCTTACCATCAATAATAAAATAACCGCCGTAATCATTGCGGCATTCTCCCATATTAAATTTTACCTCTGTTGACAAGTTTTTTAAAATGCAAAGGTTTGAATGAAGCATAATAGGAAATCTTCCTAGATAAATCTTTTGCAAAGTAATGCTATGTTCAACTTTTTCGCCATCTATATAAAACACAAAATCAACATCAACATCATAATGAATTGTTATGCCATATGTCATATTACGAAGCCTTGCATCATTAGGATACATGTAATGAACACGATTATCATCGTATATGATTGGTTTTCCAAAATATATCTTGTCTCCATTTTTTCCACCTAAATACAAAAAAGTTTGATTGCGTTTCTCATTTCCAGGATTTTGCTTGTCTTCCCTTTCAATAAAGCGAACAGGATTATTTTCGCGAAATATTTGATAGATTCCTGTATTAAAAAAATCATTATAAGAATCTAAATGATGTGCAACCAAATTGTAAGGATTATTTTTGAAATACTTGTCAATAATTTTCCATGATATAACATCCATTGTATATAATAATAATCATATTTTTTAAAATATAATTATGCTTATTGTTATTTTGAGTAATTGTTGCAATTATGCAATTATCCTATACGGCATTTTTCATCTTTCTAGTTGTTTTCTTATTACTCTTTTTTTCTGGACTCTCTGGTTTGACCTTGACACTTTGCCCCCTAGTTAATTTTCTAAAATTGCTAGTAATTGTAAATGTAGACCAAGGTTGTTGGGGTCTATCATGCAAATAAGGTCGTTGAGAATCCCATATGCGATTTTGATCACAGAATGCATTCTTATCAAAAGGAATGCCGCACGAATTACCGTATCTCAACATAAAAGACATTTTCTTTGCCATCTCAGAGTCAACAACGCAGCCATCCAATGCGCCTCTTGGTTGATATGGTTTTGGCCTATCGGCTTGAGACATGTATTCGCGAGGATCCAACTCATAATGAGAACAAACTGTTCTAGAACAAGGATTTGTTTCATTCAAATAAACGTCATAGTGATCAGATATAATAGCTTTGGCTACTTCAATATTAATCTTTCCCTTGTGTTCATCCATCAAATCTGCCAACCTTACCTTTCTAGCTCCTTGATGTCTTCTAATGTCATCAAAGCCAGAATTTGTGCATTCTAAATTGCGAATTCTAGGATCGTATGGCGCATTAAATCCAATGAAATATCCATTCTTGGTCCGTTCTACATTGTGATATTTAAGACCAAGCTCTAATCGCATAATCTCGTTTGAATTAATATTACCAAACAACCAAGAGTTTGCATAGTCGCCAGAATTTCCTCTTAGCAAAATACTAACATAGTCATCTAATGAATTACCATATTGCATTGCTTGACGAATTCTGCAAGAAATTGGAAAGTTATTTTCATAAGGAAGAAATCCACCCATTGTAGTCTCTGTACCAATAATGCCTTTGCTTGTAACAAAAAAATCTGTGCCGCTCCAAATCCAGCCAACAAATGCCTGATACAAAATGCGATGTCCCTTATCGGGTTTTACATCTACAACTGTTTTTGCATATTGACCATCTATAAAATTAGAAAAATTGTTATGAGCAACCACTATTTTACCATCTTCAGTATATGCACCATTTGCAATAAATGCACTACATCTGTCATTTGCACCAGTTTTACCTTTTACATGAGCTCTAGTTTTAGGAAGAGGTGACCCACCTTCACCTCCTGCGGCAGTTTTTTTACCCCATTGCCCCTCGCCATTATCCATATTAGGGTACCAATATTCCGTTAATGTCATGTAATTATTCCATGCAAGAACCTCATCTACCGTTATTTTTGTTCCTCCTGCATTGCAACCTTCAGCAATACCTTCCATTTCTTCGTAAAATTCTGGAAATTCATCTATAATTGTTTGCTTTAATAGTGTGCGTCCAGCTTCTACAAAAAATTCCCATGGACGACCATAATCTTCATAACACATGAATTCCAACATTTCGAGAACCTTTTTCATTTCTTCTGCTACACATTTTCCATGCGCATAACCACGCTCTTTTGGTGAACCCTTAATAGAAATATAAAGCCACCCGTCTTGTTCATAGCAAAGTCCATTCTTTGTTTTTATTTTAATAGTTGGCTTATCTGGCATATTTGTATATATTATTAAAATATATAAAAATGAAAAAAATAACAGTGTTGCACATCTAATGTGTTATTCATCTTGCAATCTAGTATCAATATCTCCTGAAACAATGTTTTGTCCATCATTGGTGGGAGCATTTGTATTTTGCTTTGAATAATCTACATTACTATATTCTAAATCAAGAGCACCTGGATTAGTATTTAATGTTGTATATCTTCTAGAAAGCAAACTCGCATGTGCTTCATTTGGATTTTCTGTCGGGTGTTTAGGAATAGGAATATTAAACACGTTTGAAATAATGTGAATAAAACTTACCAAAAATCCCAAAAGAATAATTCCAAAAGCTATTAAATCACTGCGATAAATTTTTTGTTTTAGATAAAAACGATTAATTAATAAAACAAGTGTAAATTGTATAATTATAAGCAAAAATGTGTCTTGTGTGGGTGTAACTAATTTGTATTTGTCGCCCACTTGAATAGTAAATGTCATAATAATCCAATCTAACCACGCAAATGGTATCGCCATTTTAAATGCCTCCCACATTGTCAAATTTTTAAAAGGAAGAGTTACATATTGGCCCCACATAGATAAAGATTGTCCAAGAATAAATAATCCTAAAAATAATAGGTAATATGGTAATTTAGAATAATCCATTGTTCTTGTATATTTTAAATCTATATTTTATTATATAACACGTGATGAAATACAATTTTATATTGATTGTTCTTTTTTGGTTATTTCTAAATGTAATGATTGGCTTAACTATGGATTTTGCATTGTTTATGCAAACAACGCCTGGAATGAAAGATGCATCTATTTACAAGAAAATATTAACGTCAGAGTTTTGGGCAACAATTGAATGGATGTTCTTGATCCCATCCCAACGTATTGGAAATACATTTTTAAACCCAGCACAGTTGGCAATGTCTTCCTATGTATTTGATTTCTTGGCGCAAATATGGTCCAATATATATTGGTTAAAGTTGCCTACAACAGTGGATGATTATGTAGGTATGATTCTTATATTATTTGGAATGTATGCGGCCAAATTCAGGATTTTTGGTTAATAGTTGGTTTTACTTGAATATTTTATAAAAGTTCAAGTAATAACATTTAGAGAATCAACTCTTGTTAAATAAGAAATCGTCTTACTGATTAATCATGATAAGACCCATGATAACAAAAAGAAGGATAAAAGGAAGAAGAACAAGGATCCATGAGATGGACGTGTAACCATCCTTGCAGATCAAGTTCAAGATCCATGTCCAGAAAAGAATGTAAATCACCTTAACAATAAATACTGCAATGGTGCTAGGAACGCGGCAAGAAAAGTTTCCTAAACTGTACTTGTTGCGGTTGCCCATGTTTTGCACAACGGAAATAGCAAGGGCAATCATGGAAATCACAAAATACACCAAAGAAGGCGTGCATAACTGGTTTAATCTCTTGGGGAAAGCCATTTATAAAATAATCATAGAAAAAATTTTATTTCTGTGATTATATTTGCTAGACTATTACATTAATGTGAGTTTCTGTGTCATTTGATCCATATAAGGAGAGGGATTTACTGGTTGGGTTTGACCATTTAACGCACTATATGCGCTCTTAAGATTAAACATAACATCACTTGTTATATTTGCTAAAACACCTCCTCCTCTTTTTGCAGTTTTATTTTTTTTACCTTTTTTTAAGTGTTTTTTACCATTTACTCCTTTGCCAACAACTGCTGGTTTTTTATCTTCTTCGCTGGAAGAAGTTGAACTAGAAGAACTGTATGTCCAACCACCAACTTTGCGCCTTCTAGATTTACCTCCAGCCCATCCATTCCTGAAATTGTAGGGCATAATTTGTGTTTGAGGATCTACTAAACGATTGTTATATTCTAAATAGTTTCTATTTCCACTAATACCATCTATAGAAGGCCATCCAGAAATTTTTGGAGTCCATCCATTGCCGACAAAAGGTCCAGTCATAGGATAGTTATTTGCGCTGGCGCCTCCTGTTTGCAAAATAGTTGAACCGCATCCGCACCCACCTTTTTGTCCTCTTTTTCTATGGCATTCGCATGGACACGTACACAAACCATTATATGCACAAGTGCCATACACGTGCATCTTTTTACACTTCTTACATCCTATATTACGATTTTTACGTGACGCACAACCTTTCATTTGATATAATGGTTGTTTCCTTATTTTTTGTGATTTTTTTTTATTTGATTTCGCCATTATATATATTCTAGAGAAATTATTCAATGTCAACATGTGTAAGCATGTGTCTTCGACAACACATCTTCTTAAGTCCAATTTCATCTAAAACCTCTCCTTCTGCAGTCTTTTCACTAAACTCTTTCGTCAAGTAAAGGACCTTGTCCACATCCAGACCCTTGGATCGTTTAATGCGACGAACTTCTTCGCAATAGTAAACATACTTGTCAGCCATCACAGTTCCGCACGTAAAACACTTAATTGGGATTATCATCTTTTGTATACAATAGTTGTGGATATTATTCTTAATATTGTTTAAGCCTAAATCAATTTTTTTATTTAAACCAAAGGACAACCCTTTCCATGGCATTTATTTTGAAAATAGTGGTAATCATGCGTTATCAAATTGCCTTTTCCATCTGTTTTATAAGTTGGACCATCAATTCCTCCAGCAACGCATTTATTAGTTCCCTTTAAACTTGTTAAAACGCAACAAGAAGTTTCATTGCAATTACTATCTGTTAACTCATTACACGCCTTTTCAAGTTCACCAGAGTTTCCGCGATATTGTTCGCAGAACCCATCAGTTGGCGTCATATTCATTTTATTTAGTTCTTTTAATGCATCTAAATCATCTCCTTGTGCATATTCTATTTTATTTTTTCCTAATAAGTCTTCTGTTTGGTTGTTATTTTGCATATTCTCCATTGTAACTTCTTGCATCAATACAAGATTTTTAGGCGTACTATCCAACTTCCATCCTTTTATGCTAAAAATAACCAGTACGGCTAAAATAATAACAAATACAATAATAATATTTAGGTAATTTTCTTTTATAAAATTTGTAAAACTTGAAATTATAGATGCGTCCATAAATTAGGTAGACAAGAAAATCAAAAATACACAACTAAAATAAATAAAAAATAAATATTTTATATCTATATTGTATAATGGTTTCTCACGTTCGTAGACATAAGCGAAAAGGAAATATGCTTAAAAAGAGCTACAAGAAGATCTCATCTGCTACCAAAAAAATTATTCCAGCCGTTACATCTGGTGCCGAGGCCGTTGGTTCTGCAGTGACAACTGTAGGCAAGAAGACAGTTCCAGTTGTTAAATCTGGCGTCTCTACTATCTGGAAGACGCTTAAGAAGGGAACAGGAATGCTCTTTTCTGGTGTCAACAAGGGTCTTAAAAGTTTAACTGGCAAGCGAAGAGGCAGAAAGGCCAAGGGTACAAGACGCAAGAAAAACTAAATAACTGGCTTAATATTGTAAAATAATTATAAGTTTTTAGTAATTTATAATTATTCCTCTAATGCATCTTCAAATTCATTGTCACTATCTTCTTCTGCATCTTCTTCTGCATCTTCTTCTATTTTGCTTACTTCTGCTTGAAGTCCTGCCAATTTACTTGAAATATCATGAAGCTGTAACAAAAAATCTTTCATTTTATCAATATGTTGATGGTGAGTCTGTGGCATCATAGTTTTAACTTGTTCAAACGCAGGTTCTATACTTGATTTTGATTGTTGAGACAATACTTTTGCACCTCGAAGTGCCGTTTTTGCATAACCAGGTGCAGCTCTAAATGCATTTGCTGCCATAGTTACACCCGATTTTACATAATCAGCTGTTTTTCCCGTCAAATTAGCCTTAACATATTTATGCAATTTGGTTTCAAACTGATCAACAGCGTTCCTAAAAACCTCATTTGACTTTAGTTTAAAACAATCCAATAATGCTTTTTTTGTATTTGGATCAGGACATCTATAATATGATTGCACTGCTGATATTAAAGCCTCTCTGGTTTCAATTTCTTCCCAGTTATCAACTATTTTGGTAAATAATTCTATATTAGTCAACCCTGTATATGTTGGAAGAATTGGATCCATTTTAACAAGAGTAGCCCAAAATGCATCATTTGCTGCAGTTCTTCTTTGACTTTCAGCCTGTTCTTTTGCAAAAAACTCTGCTTGTTTTTCTACAACACATGCAGGACCTTTATCACCACATTCTTTTTGAAATTTTTTAAGAAGATCTTCTTCCTTTTTTGCTTTAAACTTTGCTAGTTGATTATCTACTTGTCTTTGTACAGCTACAAATGCTGTTTGCAATTGATCAATAGTCTCAGCATTCTCTCCTAGTTTTTTTGCAGCTTGCTGAGCTAGTTCAGCACCTTTTGCCATAGTTGTAACTTGTTTGGTTAATACAGGTGCATAAGTACTAGCCCAACCAGTTGAAGCACCACCTTTTTTATTCCTCACATTTTTAACTCTTTTAGTTTGCTGCTTCTTCCTTCTAATATTTGCTCCTTTCTTTGTAACATGACGACGTCTTTTTATTGTTTTTCTAGGCATAAATCTATATATTATAAGGAAATAATTTTTGTACCCTTGCTTGTTTTAACTCGCTTATTCATTTTTTTCTTTTCTCCATCTTTTGTTGAATGAAATTCTAAATGACACGCCTCACAAAGGGTCATTAAATTTGCGGGATGATTTTTATGAAAAATACCTAAATCTTCGCTTTGAATAAGTCCATCCGCATTTGCCACCTGTTGATGCTGCAAATGATGTACCTCAGTACCCATATTTTTTCCGCATTTCTCACACAAGCCCATCACTTTTTTTGCTGAATAATGACTCGTTTTTAGACCTAAAATACTTGCTGACTCAGGGTTGTATTTCATACGTATATTATTTGCCATTTCTAAGAAATCATCTGGCAAACTAAGAGACTTGCAAACCTCTAATCCATACATGTTTGTACCAGGACCATCACGCAACATTCTATCGTATACAAGAACATCCTTTTCCCTATCATAAACTACTGACATGTGTTTCAAGGATAGACGCGACAACCCAGTAATTTCCTCATACTTAATAATCTCATGCAAATGTGTGGCAAATATAAAACTACTTCCAACCTGGTGCAATTTATATATGCCCGCCACAAAAATGCTCGTAGCAGAAATGCTCTCTGTGCCAGAGCAAAGTTCATCTCCCAAAATAAGGCTATTCTTGTTTGCCAATCTTAAAATAGTACGTAGCTCGCTCATCTCTACTGCAAATGTAGAAAGGCCTTTAAATATGTTGTCATTTCCCAGGATCCTGGTAAAAATGTAGCTATATGGTTTGTAAACAAATGATGTGGCTGGAACATACAACCCTGCCTGAGCCATTATAACGGCTATCCCCGTTGCCTTAATAAAACTAGTCTTGCCAACAGCATTTGTCCCATACAACATAATTCCATCTTCTCCACTTCCTAACGCAATATTATTAGCAACATAGAGTTCATCCTTTTGCAAGTGTTCAATAAGACAATGACGTAGTCCACATACATTAATAAACGACTTCTCTGCAGTCTCGTCAATAACTGGGCGACAGTATCCATATTTTTTTGCCAAACTTGCTTTTGCAAAAAGCATGTCTACATTTACAATAAACTGAATAATCGCAGAAATATCATCCTTATAGAGCTCCAACTTTTCAACAATGGCACCATAAACACCCGTAATGATGTCCTTCATTTGAACCTTGATGGTGGAAACATTCTTACAGAACTCTTTAAGTTGAAAACTTGTTATAATATTATTTGTGGAACTTTGTTCTGCAAATTCAATATAGGCCTGGGAATTTTTAAATTCAAATGCTGTTTCTTCCTTTGTAAAAGATGAAATGTATGAAAGTGTGCACGTGGATTCTGGGTTTGTTGGGAGTTGTTCTTTCAAGATCTTGCATCTGCGTTTTGTGGACAACAGTGTAAAATTATTTTTTTCTGTCTCATGAATCTTTACATAATCTGTTGTTTCTTCCTCTAAAGGTACTGCTATCTTAGTCTTGCTCTTTGACTTACTCTTTTCAAACCTGCTAACAAGAAGGTTTAAGTACTTTTTACAGGTTTCCAATGCATCTGTTGACTCCATAAAGGTCTGCATATTCTTATCCAAATTTGCATCAATCGCGCGGTTAATAAAATTAGTTTCAAATCCTTGGAATCCATCTATATCTTGACACAATGACATACAAAAATGTTTGTCAAAAAAATCAGTAAGCTTGTCGCATAGTTTGTCAATACATACAAATTCTTTGGAAAATAGATGCAAGTACTCCATAAATTTAGTGTCATGTTTTAAAGAATTGTAAATTTTCTTAATTGTCCCCAAATTTTTGTAAAACTGATAAAGACCCTTGGGGGTAACTTTCCGCATAGCAATTTGACGCACAAGCTTGGAAACATCTTTTACACTCTTTAATGGCTCTCCAACAACGGATTCATATGTTGCATATTGGCTTAAAACGTGATCAGTCATCTCATATTCTCTGTTTAATACGGCGCAATCCGTCGTTGGATTTAAAAAAACATAGTTAAATTGACGCTTTCCCATTGGCGTCAAACAAATATTCAAAAATTTTGCAACAGACGAGTATTTTCCACGATAGTTGTTATCGTCAATGATATTTAACTGTTTTAAAGAATGGTTAGCCAGAATAAGACGTTGACCATAGTTTTCAAATACGGGTTCCTCTAACTTATTGACCAACCCTGGATTATGTTGATAAACAAAATCCAATAGATAGCAAAATGCCTGTGCTGCAATAGTATACTCGTAAAAATTTTGCATAAACACTTGAAAATCATCCACTGTATAAAATCGTTCTAACAACTCTTTTTGATAGACTTGTTTTTCGCAATTTTTAGCGCGCGTCTTTGCAACAGATGAGTCTATTGTCTCCAAATTCACCATGTGCACCATCCCGCATTGAATATTTGCATAACTCACAATATTTTCCGCCTCTTTTTGCGACAAGTTTGTTATCAAAATAGCCTCGCTTGGCATATAAATAGAAATAAAACGCTCTAAATCGTCAAATGTAGTCGGGTTGTCAATGTACTGCTCTACAAATTCAAAAATATGCGTCTTTCCCGTGTAAATATCTATATTTGCCGCACCGACATAAACTCTCATATTTGCACCCTTGATGGATGTAGGTGAGTTTTTCATAAAAGATGTTGCGGCAACAGTATGCACCCAAATGCAAACAATATTATTTGTTATTTGTTGCGAATCTGCTGAAAAATATGTACCGGGTGAAAATATCCCATAAAGGCTGCGCGTTGCGTTCTTTGCTTGTTGGTCCTGCACATAAACAACTGCAGTAAATTCTGCTTCTTGAATTTTTTTTACATATTTTTCCAACATAAAATCTTTGAATCCAGCCATAACCACTTCATTTGAACCCACACAGACCTTTTTTTCAACTATAAGCAAATCGCATATCCTTGAGAAATCCTGGATTTTACTTCCAGTAATAGAGGAAGAACTTTCATTTTTCTCTTTTAAACCATATACTTCAAAAAAAGCTCCCACTTGCATTAGTAATATAGTATTTTCGCCATACTCTTGAATATAGTGCGTTGTTTTTAAAAAATAATCTTTAATAAGAGCCATTATGTATTGTAAAACAATATAATACATATTGATATACCTTTAACTTCCTTTGTTAGACATTATGATCTTTTAATAAAAAAGAATACATTTCCATCTATTAATTCTCCGTCTTTATTATAATATTGCTCAGGCTCATAAGAACAAATACTTCTTCCCTCAAGCTCTCTAGTAGTATTAAAAATATGCATATCATTTTGAATGCAAAAGCTTTGAAACTGGCATTCTGCATTCCACCAATAGTAGTCTTCTTTTGTCAAATTACACGACCCATATTTGAGACCAAGTTGAGATATCGCATTAAAATATTTTCTATTCATGAAATAAATTACATTTGCGCGAAATGTAAGAACATAGTTTCCATTTTTTATAAAATTTTGTACTCTATTTGCAAGTATTGTGTTAGAATGGGAATTATTTTGATTTAACCATGAAAAATCATCAAGATTCTTTTCCAATAAATAACAAAGATATCTATCATTTTCATAAGAATGATCAATATTTTCACAAGACATTCTACGTTCATCTAATAGAGAATTCATAAAAACTGTTATATTTTTTTTTGAAAACAAAAGTTTATCTCCTGTTTTTTCTGCAATTATATTGAGTTTTTTTAAAATTACATTTGTATCCATGTTTAAAAAATTAAAATTTATAGGGCGAGTAATTATAGTGTCTGGTCTAATTCGCAATATGTAATCATATTTAATTCCCTCATGATTTTCATAATTAGTTAATTGGTTTTGAGCTAAATATAATTGATAATACTCAACCATTGAACCTCCATTTTTTAAATAATATTTCCAACGTTCTTCAATTTCCATGGTTCGCAAAATAGATCTTTGCAAAAGATTCCATGCAAAATCCTGTTTAGAAAACCAAGTAAGTGATTTAAGGTGGTTTCCCATTTTTTCAAATAAAAATTTTTCCATTTCTTCATGATTTTCAGTTTGTAGTACAGAAAATACATGAACATTTTCATTTGTTAAAACATTTTTAATAAAATAATCTATTACTGTTGATACAGTTCTAGGTTCTCCAGTATAAATTACAGCTATTTTTGGATGAGTATTTGTCATAAAGCAACTTTAATAAATAATAGCATTATAGCTTTATATTATTTTTACACATTTTAATTTTTAAGCTTTTGCTTATTAAATCTTCATCTGTGTAAATATAAATGAGATGTTAAATAATATAAACGTAAAAGGCAAATAAATATTACATGAGTATTTGGATATTAGTGCAAAAATTTGTTATTCCTCTTCCTATAAGTAAAATTATTGATGAATTTGATAAAAGAAATTTTAAAGATTACAAAATAGTTATGCAAGAAGATATAATATTTAAAATAACCCAAGATGGGTTTGATACATTTATTGATAATATAAAAGTAGTAGAATATCCAAAAGTATTATGGTGTAGAGTTGATAATATAAGATGTGATTTTCAAATAACATTATTGCGTTATTTTGAATCAATGGGTATTAGAATTGTAAATTCTATAGATTCTATTCTTAAAACAACCAATAAAATTTGGCATTTTATTGAGCTTGCTAAACACAATATTCCTATTCCTACAACATTTTCATATTGCGATAATTTAATAAAAAAATATGAGGATCCTGAAAATACATTAGTATATCCCATTATTTCAAAATCTGTTCGTGGATGCCGAGGCGATAAAGTATTTACAATACAAAATAAATTTATACATGAAGAATTGTTAGGGGTTCTTGATCATAAAGTGCCATATTTATATCAGGAATATATTAAAGAAAGCCATGGAAGAGATCTTAGAATTATAGTTGTAAATAAAATTCCAATTATAACCATATTGAGGCAATCAACTGATGGATCAGTTAGAGCAAATATAGCAAAAGGAGGTACCAGTACAACTGTTACTGGTGTTTACCCTAAAGCAGAAATATTAGCAAGTAAAATAGCCCAAATACTAGATATTGACATATGTGGTGTTGATTTATTATTTAAAGGAGAAAATGAATTTGTATGTTGCGAAGTAAATAATTGTCCTAGCATAAAACGAGATATTTACGATGGTATAATAGAAAAACCAATATGTGATTTTCTTTTACAATTAATATAATTTTAATAAAAAATGTGTTATTTACATTTAGTTGTGTTTTTATTAAAAATATTTAGTATAAATATTATATATTATGATTCGCAATTTAGTCAATATTAAAAATACTATTTCCAAAGAGGGGCTAAATGTGTTAGTAGTTTCTTATGGAGGATGCTGTAGTAATGCATTGGCTGATGCATTAGAAAAAAATGGATATAATTGTAAAACAAAATCATGGATGGACATTTTGTGCCATTGTCCAAGATATATAGATGTTAATGTACCAATTATTTATGTTTATGATAATCCTATAAAATCACTAATATCAATGAAAAACAGAGGAAATGGTTATTGGAATATAAATCAAAAAAAATTAAGCAATAACAATAATACAATTTTATCAGATAAGAATTTGCTTGAACTTATGATTAATCAATTTAATAGTTGGACAAGTATAAAAAGAGACAATGTATTGATAATTAAAGCTAGTGAATTATTTAATGACGCTATAGTAGATAAATTAGAAGGTTTCTTAAAAAAAAAAGTAAAAGGGTTTCCACTTTTATATAAAAAACCCAAAACAAATATAGATAACATCAAAAATGAAAATTTAAATAAATTATTTGAAGAATATAACGAAGAAATAGATAAGATTAATAATTTTATTCCATTTTTTTAAGAAAGATAAAATATTGCGCTTGATATAATTTTTATACAAAATATTATATAAAGCATAAAATTGGTTCTATACCTAATTTATTTTTGATCTAAAACAATAAACATATCATCTGGTTTGCCAATAAAAATTGTCAAAAATTTTTTTTTTAGATATTTAAAATAATCATGGTCCATCAATCCTAAATTGTAATATAAGAATTTTAAAATAATTAACAAACATGTTGCATGCAACGGCAGAACAGTTTTTCCCAAATGTTCCTTTAAAATATCTTCTTTGTATTTTTCATCATATATAGAAAATTCAGCATTAAACTTTCCACTAGGATCTTTGTAAAATATTTTATATCCTGTTGTAAAATGGTGATTGTGGTTTACTATCCAGACAAATTTTTTAAATTTTTTACGTTCTACGCGAAGATAATGTTGCATTTTATTAATAGTACTATTTACATTATCTGTAAAAATATCTACATCTATATCGCTCTTTCCGGGAAAATAATCTTTTCGTTGAACACTTCCATAGTAGAGAAGTTTTGTATTTAAATATTCACTTAACCCATTAAAAAATTTTTTAACGTTATCTGGTAAATTATTTTTTGTTGTTTCCATTGTTAATTTACATAAATATTTTTTATTATTTTTATTATTATAAAAAAATTACTCGTTTTCTGTGTTATTTAAAAAATTGTGAACCAATGTGTCTTTATTAATATTTCTAATCTCTCCCGAAAGCATAGCAGCCTCATAAGTTTTTCGTAAAATGTGTGATGGAGCAACACTTCCTACCTTTAACAAACATTTGTCTCGTAAATATTTTTTAACCTCATTAATTGGTGTTTTCTTCAACTCTTTGTGTGCAGCAATAACCTTTTTTCTAGTATGACGATCTTTTAATAAAATTCCTACGGTTCTATGTATTTTGGATTTTCCAACAGTATGCTTTCTACGAATAGTTTTTTTAATAATTTTTTTCTTTGGAATAAGAACCTCAATTGTTGGTTCTGGTTTTTTTATTTCTTCTTCTTTGTTTCTCTTAATAAACATCTTTGCTGGATTTTTTTCCTCATCTCCAGTAATCAAATCTTTTAATTGAAACCCTTCGCCTGATACTTGGCTAGAAGTTGGTATAGGCATTACTATTTCATTATTAAATTCATTACTCGTGTTTAAATCTAAGTCTAAATCTAGGTCTAATCCATTTTTTGCAAAATCCGGATTTGCATTTATTGCCGAAATTGTTGGTGGAATTATTTGCATAGAAGCAGTATTAACATTTATTACAGGGGATTGTACCTTTCCTTCTACTATTTCTTTTTCTTTTTCTGTTTCTGTTTCTGTTTTGATTGCTACTTTTTCTTGTCTTTCCAAGGATTGAATTTTTTTTTTAATTAGATTTAACCTATCCTCTCTAGTCATTTGATTATTTATAGGTAATGATTGGTTAAATGATATTGACCTTTGTGGATATGCATAAGTTTGCGGTTGTAGTTGAGATTGAATTGACGTTGGATAATAATGCGATTGAATTTGGTTTGGTTGAACGGTCAAAATATTTGAATTATTACGCTGAGTTTTTATCCATGTTTTATAACATGGTTTTAAACCTCCTTTTAAACATCCATAAGGCACATCTTCTCGCGGTTTATAATTTAATTGCATAGTTGAATTTATTTGTGGATTAGGCAGTACAATAGGATCTTTTAATGCATCTGGTAATTCCAACTCTACATGTAGGTTATTTGATGAATAAAATGGAGATGCATAATTTTTAACTGTTTGACGATGTAAACTTTCACGTTTTTGTTGCAATTTTTTATCGTCCTTTTGTTTTTTTGCTAAATTTGACAAATAATCAATAGATTGATAAAATTCGTCGGTATATTTTCCTAGATCTGCATTACTAGTATGTTTTTCATTTTTTAATTTTCCTCCTTTATAATTTTTTGAATTGTCTAAAGCTATCTTCTCATTTATTTCATTTGTTTTATGTTCTTTAATACGTCTTAGCAACTTATTTTTTAATGTATTTGGGCTAATTAATGGCACAGGTTTTGCTTTTTTTTCATAGTTTTTTCTAGTTCCTCCTCCACCACCAGACATTTGTAAATAATTTGGATTAATTTGAATAGTTTTTGTTTTTCTAGTATCGTTTGACATTAATATAAATATAAAAAACAATTCCACGATTACAACACATTAAAATTTTCAATTGTAAATTTTACACCTTTTAACATTTCAAATGCCAACCCTAAAAGGGTTGGCATCTTTGAATGTTATTAGGTAACTGTTACTTTTCACCGATAAATCACCTTTATATATCAATAATTCTGCCTACCCGGCAGAATTATCGTATATAATCGGCGTTTGAAAGGTGAAAAGGTGTAATGAATTTATATATTTTTTATCTACAAGTTTAAACGTAAAGTCCATACAATTTTGTTTTCATTTCTGCATTCTCCTTTCTACCTTTTACTTCTTCGTTCTTCAAATAAATATCAAATCCTTTTTCTAAATCCTTTATGGTAAGCTTTTTCTTTATGTCTTTTGATTTGCAAAACACGCGTCTACTATGAGCAATTTTTATTTTTGCCAACAATGTTTCAATATCTCGTCCATAATACTTGAAATAGTCCATTTTCTTTTCAAACCATGAGGGATTTATGTTCTCTCCTTCTGCAATTTCCCATCCATAATCTGCAATTTTTTTTGTAAATATTCTGCACATGTCTTCAGAAGTATAATCATCGGTCTTATATCTCCAAGTAAATCTGGAATTTAGTCCCTGATTATAGTTAAAAAAACACTCATTTAATTCTGCCTCATATCCCGCTATAATCACCATTAAATCAGCCTTGTGATCACTTAATGCCTCGCACAATGTATCTATACATTCTTTTGAGAAACTGTCACGCTTCTCACTATTTCCAAGTGAATATGCTTCATCAATAAATAAAACACCTCCAATTGCCTCCTTAATAACATCTCTTGTTTTTAAAGCGGTTTGTCCAAGATATCCTGCAACCAAATCGCTTCGAGTCACCTTTTTAAAGGTGCCTTTGGACAAAATACCCAAGTTTGAAAAAATTTGTCCAATAATCTTGGCAATTTCGGTTTTTCCAGTTCCTGGAGAACCATAAATAACAGTATGCATAAAATCACCAACTTCATTCTTTGTATCAATCTTGAAGTCCTTTTTAGAATCTTTCTTAGAATCATGTTTGCATTCTTGTCCACATCCTCCATTTTGGTCTATTAATTTAGATTCTGGTTTAGAATCCACTGATTGATCCAATTTAATTGGCAAAGGAATGGAAAAAGAAACAGGTGAATGTGTAGCTTTGTGAAAGTCTTGCAAATAATAAATAATCTGGTCAACAACTGACTCTTTCAACTTTTTCATTCCAATCATGTTATTCAAATCATTTAATGGAGTCTTAATCTTGTGCAACGATGTCATATTAATATTGTATTCTTTTGTAATATCATCTGGATAATCTTCTATTAATTTTAATAAATCATTTAGTCCGTTAATTTCCACATCTATGTGGACTTTTTCTCGCTCTATATTTGGAGTAGCAATTCTCTCTATATTAATAGGAGGAGTCTTTGCATGTTTTTCTCTAATTTTTAATAAAATATTTGCTGCATTTACACGTTCTTTATCATCATGGATAAATGGTTCTTTGGGGTTATTCTCATACAAATTTGGATTATTTGTTTCCATTTTTGAAATAATACCATCTTCGTTACTTATTCCATTAAACATTTCATTATTATAACCAAAATCTGTATACTTCTCCAAGATTTTCTTCAAAATTAAATCAATGTGCTCTTTTGAAGAAACTGAATTGCAATTTATACTATTGTTTGTTAATGACTGATTTCTTGGCCAAATATTATCGGTATTATTAAAAATCTTATCAAGCTCATCAGTACGTTCAGTTTGTTCTCGTTGTTTCTTATCCATATTTTCCAAAAATGAATTATATATATGCACTTGATTGGCAGTTTTATTTGCATTCCCATATTTTCGTTGCAATGCGCGTTTATTTTTTTCATTAGTTGAAGGTCTAGTCATTGTATGTTTACCTTAATAATAATATTATTTATACATTTATATCATTTATAATTATAATATGTTATAAAAGTAAACTAACTTTTACACCAAATTTTAAACCAAATTTCAAAACATATTATATACATTTATGATCTGTTTGCAAAAGTTAATTCTTTATTAAAACAGTTTAAAAAAATAATTGAAATGTATAATAACTAACCAAATGATATCAATCAGTGAAAACCCCAGTTTGCATAAAAGCAACAAAATGGAAAATAAGCAGTTTGATATAAAAAATGATCAATATATAGAAACTCCATGGACTGTCATTGAGTCTTATTTTAAGGATCAGCATTTGGAGAGACTAGTTCGTCATCAATTAGAATCATATAATAATTTTGTTAGCCACCAAATTATTAAAACAATAGAAATGTTCAACCCAGTACATATTGCATCTGAGCAGGATCTTGACCCCAAAAGTGGACTACATTCTTTGGAACTGTTTGTAACCTTTGAAAATTTTAATATTTATCGCCCACAAATTCATGAAAACAATGGCGCAATCAAGTTGATGTTTCCACAAGAAGCTCGTCTTCGTAATTTCACGTATGCTTCGGCGATGACTGTTGATATTAATATAAAATACGTTGTTCGTTCTGGAGAAAATTTGCAAAGCGTGCAAACATTTTATAAAACTTTGCCAAAGATCCACATTGGCAAACTGCCAATTATGTTACGTTCTAATATTTGCGTTCTTAATCAATATAAGCACGTAGATAATGTCCACGCAGGAGAATGCAAATTTGATGCAGGAGGATACTTTATTATTAATGGCTCCGAGAAGACAGTTCTTGGCCAAGAGCGTGCCGCAGAAAATCGCGTCTACTGTTTCAATGTTGCCAAAAATAACACCAAGTATTCTTGGCAGGCAGAAATTAAATCTGTCCCAGATTTCAAATGCATTTCACCAAAACAAATTACAATGACTATTTCATCCAAGAATAATGGATTTGGTTTTCCTATTTGCATTCAAATGCCGCGAGTAAAACAGCCTATTCCTCTCTTCATTGTATTTCGTGCGCTTGGTTTATTAACTGATCGTAATATTTGCGAGTACATTTTGTTAGACATTAAGAATGATAAGCATCGTGAAATGCTTGCAAGTCTTCAAGCCTCAATCATTGATGCCAATAAGTGCATGACTCAGGAGGATGCTATTAAGCACATTACTAGCTACGTCATGTATACGCCTATTAACATGGACAAGGAGACAGGAGCCAAGAAGAAGCATGAGTTTACCCTGGATATTTTGAATAATGACTTGTTCCCGCATTGTCACAATGTGGCCGAGAAGACCTATTTCCTCGGCTACATGGCGAATAAGTTGCTTCAGGCTAGCTTTGAATGGATTAAGATGGATGATCGCGATTCATATTTGAACAAACGTGTTGATCTTACAGGAACTCTTCTTAACAATCTATTTCGCAACTATTTTAATAAGCTGGTCAAGGATATGGAGAAGCAGATTATTCGTGAGATCAACACTGGATCTTGGCGTTCTACTGACGACTACGAGAGCATTGTCAACCAGACAAATATTTACAAGATTATCAAGAGCACAACTATTGAAAATGGTTTAAAGCGCGCCCTTGCAACTGGTGACTTTGGTATTAAGCACACCAATAGCAACAAGGTTGGTGTCGCACAGGTTCTCAATAGGCTCACATATGTATCAAGTCTTAGTCATTTGCGCAGAATTTCAACTCCTACTGACAAGAGTGGAAAGTTGATTCCTCCTCGCAAACTGCACAACACCTCTTGGGGGTTCTTGTGTCCAGCAGAGACTCCAGAAGGGCAGTCAGTTGGTATTGTAAAAAATTTGAGTTACATGACTCATGTAACAATTCATTCCAATAGTATGCCCGTTTACGAGTATATTGCACCACATGTTGCCGATATTCAGGGTCTAACTCCCGAGGAAATGTTTGGCAAAGTAAAGGTCTTTGTAAACGGGGCGTGGATTGGTATCTCCAATGACCCTGAAGGACTATACCAGATGCTAAAGGAGAAGAAGGCCAAGGGTATCATCAACATTTATGCATCCATTATCTTTGACTACAAGTCTCAAGAGATTCGCGTTTGCAATGACAGCGGTCGCCTTACTCGCCCGCTTTTGCGCGTTAAGGATAACAATATCCTTTTAACAGACGAAGTCATTAATAGCCTAAAGAGTGGCGACCTAGCTTGGAATGACTTGTTAACGGATTGTCGCATTCCTGAAGCAGTGATTGAGTACATTGACCCAGAAGAGCAAAACTTGAATATGATCTCAGTGAAGCCCATTGACCTCTTGCAAAAAGGCGACAGAGTCTACCATTACACACATTGCGAAATCCATCCAAGTACTATTTTCGGTGTTCTTGCATCTTGCATTCCTTACCCTGAGCACAATCAGTCTCCCAGAAATACTTATCAATGTTTGGATGCAAATGAGTCAGTTTTGCTTTCTAATGGAAATCATAAAAAAATTGCAGATATTAAAATTGGTGAAAAGGTGTTATCATTTAATCCATTGACAATGGATGTAACAGAAACTAGAGTAGTTAATCAATTTGTCAGGCAAAACGATTACCCTGTTTACAAAATTACAACAGTCAGCAATAGATCAATTATTGCAACAGAAGATCATAAATTTATGACAAATGACGGTTGGAAAACTGTTGCAGAAATTATTAAACAACAAACCAGTTGTATTGGCATTTATATGGACAATTATGATGTGCATCCAGTTGCAATTGTAGAGCCTAAATGCATTTTAGATGAGCAAACCTTCATTAATAAAATGAAAAGTTTAGAAATTGATGAAACCTCAAATAGAAAGATTAGTAAAATTTATAAATATGTTCAGCAATTAAAGACTGCCAATTTGCTTCCATTGTATGAGGGTAATGATTTATTACCAATTATTAGTAGAATTATAGGATTCTTATACGCAGATGGTTCCATTAATATTTATTCAAGGTGCGGTAAATACAACTATAAAGAGTTTCAATGCTCATTTGATTTTGGTACATATTATGACGCAAAACAATTTGAAAATGATATTGAGAGGTGCCAATTTCAAAAAGTAAAAATATTAGAAGGAACGCGCAGTTTTAAGAATTCCCAAGACGATAGATTGCAAACACATCATACATTTTCATGCATTCACAATGGATGTTTACCTGCTTTCCTAATTAGTTTGGGAATTAGTTTTGGGAAAAAAACGGAAAGTTCTCGCAATCCAATTCCTGAATGGATTATGTCTACGCCAGAGTATGGCAGACAGTTTGTAAAAGGATTTCAGGGAGGAGATGGCTCAAAAATTAAATTTTGCTCAAGCATTGACAAAAGGTTAAAAATTCCTAAGCAAAACTACATAATACAGATTGGTTCAACTTCTCAACAAATAAACCCCGTATATAAAGAATCACTCTTCCATTTTATGGAACAATGTGTAGAAATTTTGCGCAAGTTTCAAGTGGTTGTGAATAAAATTAGTACAAAGAACTTGGGAAATAATCGTGTTGAAGTATCGTATTCTATTTCAAGTTCAAAGGAAAATTTGATAAGATATTATGATACATTTGGCTATGCATACTCGCAAACAAAAAATAATCACTCGTTCAAGGTTGTTGAATTTTTAAAATCAAAAAATAACGGCACTACTACAAATATTGCAGATTGGTTGAAAACAATCGTAACCCAAACAGGTCAGTTCTTGTTTGTACCAGTTCAATCTATTGCTCTTCAACCTGATAGACTAGTTTCTGATATAGAAGTTGAAAGTGAAAACCATAGTTTCATTGCGGCAAATAATAGATTTGCAAGCTCAAATTGTGCGATGGGTAAGCAGGCAATGGGTGTCTATGTGACAAATTTTCAAGAACGCATGGACAAAACTGCATATGTACTCAATTACCCTACTAGACCGCTCGTTGACACGCGAATTATGAGCATGATCAAACTTGATAAGATTCCGTCTGGTTGCAACATTACCGTCGCTATTATGACCCACACTGGCTACAATCAAGAGGATTCGCTACTCGTTAACAAGGGTTCATTAGATCGCGGGCTTTTCCAAGCGACCATTTACCACACCGAAAAAGATGAGGACAAGCAAAAGATTAACGGCGATGAAGAGGTTCGTTGCAAGCCAGATGCATCCAAGACAAAGGGAATGAAATTCGCGAATTACAACAAGGTGAACAGCAAGGGCGTCATGCCAGAGAACACGCTTATTGAGAATCGCGATGTGATTATTGCCAAGGTAACTCCTATCAAGGAAAATCGCAATGATCACACAAAACTGGTAAAATTTGAGGACCAGAGCAAGATTTACAGGACCACTGAAGAGGTCTATGTAGACAAGAACTATATTGATCGCAATGGAGATGGTTACAATTTTGCCAAGGTACGCATTCGCGCAGTTAGGCGCCCTATTATTGGTGACAAGTTCAGCTCTAGACATGGGCAAAAGGGTACTGTTGGAAATATTATTCCGGAGGAGGATATGCCCTTTACTAAGAACGGGTTGCGCCCCGATATAATTATTAATCCTCATGCAATTCCTTCTCGTATGACAATTGGACAGCTGAAGGAGACTGTTCTTGGCAAGGTGCTCGTGGAGATTGGCCTCTTTGGCGATGGAACCAGCTTTGGAGAGCTAGATGTAAAGGACATTTGCAAGAAGCTACTCACTCTTGGATATGAGTCTAATGGTAATGATCTGCTTTATAATGGGCTTACAGGCGAACAACTTGAGGCGAACATATTTATCGGTCCTGTGTTCTATCAGCGTTTGAAGCACATGGTAACTGATAAGCAACATAGTCGTTCCATTGGACCGATGGTCAATTTGACTAGGCAACCTGCCGAGGGTAGATCGCGTGATGGTGGTCTAAGATTTGGAGAGATGGAAAGAGATTGTATGATTTCGCACGGTGCGGCTAGATTTACAAGAGGTCGTATGTATGACGCATCGGACAAATATTCAGTGCATGTTTGCAGAAAGTGTGGTCTTATTGCATCTTACAATGATCAAGTTCACATTCATCATTGCAGAACTTGTGATAACCGCACAGACTTTGCTTATGTAGAGATTCCTTATGCATGCAAACTATTATTCCAAGAATTATTGACAATGAATGTAGCTTCGCGTGTTATTACAGACCATTAAAACCAAGGATTTTATAAATTTGTATCTATAAAAATATATTTTTCTTTTTTTATTATATACAATGAGCCAAGAACAAGAACAAGAAAAACAATATAAAAAAGATTCATCTCCTGGTATTGAAATGAAAGATTTTGGTAAAAAAAAATACTTTGCATTTGCACCATTAGTAAGAACTGATAGTGGAGGAGAAACTCAATTAGGTTCTAGTTTTCAAGAAGGTCAAAAATTTGCAAGTCAAGAAGGAGAGCGACCATCATCTTCATTTTGGCAAAGTAAAAGAGCTCATGCTTCAGCAAAAAAAGAAAGATTAGATGTAGAAAATCTTAAATATTTATTAAATAAGGCTGCAACTATTTCAAGTAATCCAAGTGATGCCCAATTAAAAGGTTTAGTTTTTGTAACTAAACTGCGTTACACTCCAGATAGCAAGACTTCACAATCTTTAGAAAGATTATGGGATGATGCTTATAGAAGTTCAATATTAGAAGAAATTAGAGTTACATCCGCAACAGATACAGAAGCTATGGGTATAAATGTAAAAAGCAAAAAAAGCAAAAAACGTAAATTAAAGAGTAAAAAACTTTTGAAAAAAGGTAGGCATTTTACCAGATCTAAATCCAAGACTAAATCTAGAAAACAGAAAAATAAACACTAAAAAACTACTATTTTATTCCAACTACTAAATTGAAATAAAATTAAGAAACTTCCTTATCAACCTCTACATGTTTTGCAATAACAGTTATAACCTTGTTTATTTTTTTTTCTTCGTCATCTTGTGTCTTACCTCCAGTAGCATTAAGAACAATATTCAAATATTGGTCATTTTTTTTTGAATTATATTTAGACTCACCATGTAAATAAGACTGTGAATCTGGGTTTTCTTTAATCCAGTCACATATTTGATTCATATTTTTATTTGCTACATTTTTTATAGCTTTTCTAATTTTCTCCTTTTCCTGATCTGTTTCCCATGCATCTTTATCTCTAATATGCAATTTTTCTCTTTTAGTATCTGTACAGTGTATAGGTCTTTTTGTTACATCCAATTGTTTTAAACCATTAATAAATATTTGAGATATACCTTTTTCATAACCAAGTTTGCCAGTCGTCTCCAAATCCGCCAATGTCAATTTTAATGATTCAACAAAATCTGTCAAATTCATGGCATCTTTACACGTCTCGTTAAGAAACATATTCAAATTAAAGTTATTGACAACTTTTGAATTAACAATAGAATTATTTGTAATATTTGGTTTGCTTGCATTTTCTATTAATTGTTTGTTCTGCTCAAATAAAAGACTCTGCAGCTCATTATTTTGCTTAAGAAGTTTCATAATAATTTTATTTTCTCCTGGAGTATTTTCATTTTCACTATCTTCATTTATATTTTGTGTTTTAATGCACTTTTTCTTATGTCTCCATAGCCCAGAACGATCCTTATATATTTTACCACATTCACAAACAGAATGGTTAGGGATTTCTTGGGATTTTTTGTTGAAATCTGTTGATATATTCAAATTTTTATGTTTATCGGTTAGCAAGTGTTTGCGATAATCTTTTTTATTACACGTTGCATAGTCACATGTTTCGCATATATATTCTAATGGGATTTTTGGGGACAAAACTGTTGACATTTGTTGATATATAATCAACGGGAAATATCCCTAAATCTTTTTTTAAACAAAGATCAAATTTTCACAAAAAATTTTCAATCGCAAAATTTTTAACGTAAAAATGAAAATTAGAGCATTATGCTCACAACTCACTTTTTCAAAAACACAAAGAAAAAATTTCCCAAAAGTAAATTCAGAATTCGAAAATGGACAAAAATAAATGTCCAAAATCCCTTTTACAAAATAAGTCTTGGAATTTTGAAAAAGTTTGCATCCGCCTACATATGTAGGGATGCAATTTTAACAAAATTACCAAAAATGGTCCTACATGGATGTAGGTAGATATTTTTCCCCTACATTCATGTAGGCAAAAAATCACAAGTAATTTACAAAAATACGCATCTATACTTTTAGCGCGCGGATTAAATAGGTGGTAGTGCCAAAAAGTACTCCACCCCACAAGGTATCAAGTAAGACTGTAAAAATAGACCAATTTTTAAAGATGGCCATATTGGTTAGCTCAAAGACGGAATAAATGACAACCCCCAATAAGAATGCATCGCGAATTGATCTCTTAGGTTTAATGATAAAATAGTAAAGGCCAAAAACAAGGAACAAGTAGCAAATAATTGCAGCCAAAAAGTTCATCTTAAGAGGGGAACCTTGTACAGACTTAACCTGATTTAACATATAAGGAGACATGAGTGTTAAATACAATGAATCAATGCACACAAAAATGATTGCAGTAAAGAGTATGGAAAGATCGCCCATTATATATTTTTACAATAAATTAATTTTGGTAAACGGGTCAAATTTTTTATTTTAGATAACAAAATTTTCTCAGCAACTTTTTTATTCTTGTATATATATAATGACTTCTACTGGAATAAATTTATCAGGAGCTTTACCATTTATGTTTCCAATTCTTGGTGTTACAGTTCGCGCGCCCAAACGTTATGGTGGCGGTCTTGGAGGTGGCCTTAGAGGAATTGCGCCTAAACCTGCAAATGTAAATACTGAGACACAAGGAGTTGCCACAAATCGTTTGTTATTAAGAGAGGCGTGGAATACAACGCGATATGTGAATAATTTAGGAAATCGTCCCGCAAAAGCCGTAACACCATTTCGTGCTCTTAATAATGCCGGCGATCTTCTTAGTCGTGAAAATTATTCATGCGGTGGTTCATGCCAAACATTTCAAAGTCGTCCAGGATTAAATGGATTAAGGGGTGCATTTGGTGCTATTCAAAGCCGTTGTGATGGTTCAGGCGTTCCTCCTGCTTCATGCAATGTTAAATATGTCTATGACAGCAGTGACTATACGAGATATTTAAAGCAAAGATCTGTTAATAGAAACTATAATGATTATTCAAATGTTGGTAATGATTCAAATGCTTCCCAAGTCAAATTCCGTGCAGTAAGAAGGGGTTTTGCTTAAAAATAAAATTTATCGTGTAAATATTTATATCTTGTTAATATAAGTATTTATGTCTAGACCAGCAGTTCCAACAAATTTATCTGGAGGATTTGGAGGCTATTTGCGCGAACCCATTAAAGGACCTTTAAGCACAAATCAATATCCTGGTATTGTTTCCACAAATAATTTGGGAGTTTTATTTGGCATTAGACCCACACCCCTTCAATTTTATCCTATGCAAGAACCTATTTACGCGGACATGAACACAAATGCCAGAGCGCAATATAGGAGGGCATTAGCCCACCCCGTTAGGGAACAATTTATTAGCAGAGAACAGCAGCAAATTGAATCACCAACTGTTACAAAAAATTTAATATCGGCTGGTCGCAGTTACCAAGTGTCCCAGAATTTCAACTATATTCAGCCAATGCAATCATCAATGTATATTAATGCTAAAAAGGGATATGCCGTTGGAAAGTCTAGTTATAAGGTTGGGTTGCCAACCGCAGCACCAATATCTACAAAATCATATTTTCCTACAGAGATGCGAACTTCATTAAGGAGGGTTAGATCAGGTGGATGCGTTGCGCCTAAAAAGAAGGGTGCTATTGAGAATACCAGTCTAACAAACGGCCAAGTGTGTTCATGGGGATCTATTCCAAGATCAACATATTAAAAGAAAGTATTTCAATTGCACAAAAAATTTTCACAATGGAATATATAAAGCATGCACAAGTATATTGTTGAGTTTTTAGGCACAGTTTTCTTTGTTTACATTATTTTTGCTACTGGCAATTATTTAGCAATTGGTGCGGCCTTAGCCTTGACGGTCTACATTGGTGGCCCCATCTCTGGCGGTATGTTTAACCCCGCGGTTTCTATTGCAATGATGAGCGCGGGCAAATTGGATAGAAACGATTTAATTCCTTATATTATTGCCCAAGTTGCAGGTGGTTTAGGTGGTTATGAGCTTTCAAGGTTTATCCATTTACCCAAGATGTAAAATCTTTCGTTAAAATAACAACAGCTCTTTATTAATATTATAATTTTCTTATAATATTATATACTAATAATGCCAAGACATAAGAATAGAAAACTTAAATTAAAAAAATGGACAAGAAAAATGCGAGGTGGTGATGGTACAATGGCGCCAGAACAACCAACTTTATCAAGTCCTTCTTGGTTTACTAATCTTGCAACAAGAATTAAAACAGCAGCAAGTAATTTAACTGCTAAAATTAGAAATATTAAGTGGTCAGGAACTACTGCTGAACAACAACCAAAGCCAGCTCAAGAACAACCCAGCAATATGATTCAAAATGCTCAAGCTGCTGCTGAAAATGCTGGACAAAAAGTTCAAGCTGGTTTTGATAGCACTACAAAAAAATTAGAAGAGGGTTATGAAAAAGCCAAAGATACAGTTGGCGGATTTTTTGATACAGAGGTAAAGGTTCCTCAACTAACACAAAATCAACAACAAAATCAACAACAAATGGTCATGGCTGGAGGAAAGCGTAGAAAAATGACAAAAAGAAGGAAGATGCGCGGTGGATTTGCTGCGTATAATGAATATACTGTTGCTCAAACAGCTTCACCGGTAGAAGGTATTAAAACTGCCGAACCAACTTACATGATTAATGCCTCACTTACAAACTCATTGTGTGGAGGCAAGAGAAGAACAAAGAGAGGGAAATCAAACAAGAGAAAATCCAAGGGAAGAAAAAAGCATTAAACGTGCAATTTATAATATTTGTAAAATTGAAACAAGTATAAGCAAAACATTTGATAGCACCAGTAATCAAATGTTTTCCTACAAAGAAAACACCGTTATTAATACTCAAACTCATCTGGTTATAGAGCTTTTACGGCTAAATAACCAGAAGAACTACCTTTCTATAAACTATGACGATACTATAGAAGAGGTGCATCAAAAGGTTATTGCGGCTCTTTATCCTGAAAGTCTAGTAACAGATGGATCGTTAAAGAGCTATTTATTTCCTAAACAGCCCATACATGACATATTTGCATATGATGAAAATGTTGGCAACCCATTATCTCTAAAAAAGTCAAATATTCCTCTTTTGAATATAATTCAACAAAATCCTAATTATTTTAGGTGTGTCTCACGAGTTCCACGTATTCAAACAATTTATCGGTTATTTATAATTGACAAGGAATCGTATGAAACATTTCAAAGAGAACGATATGAAGAATCAATGTTAAAAAAAGCATTGGATGAGGCAAGAAGACTTGCTTGTAAGCTATAATAGGGTTAAACTAGAATAAAAAATATGTATATAGGTTTTACTTGACAAGAACAGTCTTGGTTTTTGCAGGATCTACAATGACCTTTCCAGCAGTGTCCGTCATTTCTATATTTTGAATCTCTGTACAAATAACTGACAAATTTTTCATTGAAACAAATTTCTTGGTATGTTGCTTTACTAATCGCGCTCCACATTTAATAATCCAGAGTTTCTCTTTTCGGTCAATATCTTCTGGCATAACTGCGACAACATGGCAGGAGGATGCATCATCTGCATGAAACCAAATATCTTCAGGTCCTCCCGCTTCAATTACGGCAAAGTTGTCAGCCGCATTTGTCCCAATGTAAAAGGTAACGTTCCTTTTAAGTTGAGTAATATATTCTTCCTTGGTAAGCATTTTCGCAAGTGTAATAATGTTTGTGTTTGTTTAAAGCAATAGTTAAAATCTAATCAATTTTTTAAGTATTGCTTTTTTCTTTTTTGAAATCCTATTTTGCATGTTTATTTTTTGTGTTTTTTGATAAGGTAGTAAAGAATAAGAATGCCTAAAAATCCCAATGACAAATAATAGGCTTTTGTAAACACATCATCTTTAATATTTGGTATTGTAAACGCTTCCACACATGATGCTCCAGTTATGGGATTTTTACCATCTTGAAACATACAAGGAGGCGTGTTTTGCAAATCAACCGTTGTTACAAAATGTGTTTCAGTTGATTTGTTGTTATTTACGTCAATAGTTTCCATTGTTACTTCTTGACAAGCTGGTTTAGAACCAGCCATAAATGCCTGCATAATCTTCATTGGATTGAGCGCACCTAAATTTCCCATAACACCTGGTATGAGACCACGGAACTCGGAGAAGCTGACTCCCATGCCAGATGAAACAAATGGAATATCTCCCTCTGGCACATTATTAATGTAAATATATCTGTCTACATCAGCGTTTGTTTTTGTATCAGTGCACTTTCCACCAGTTTTCAAGAAAAACTTATTGCCTAAAGGCCCACCTGTTGCAGAGGCCTCACTATTGCCTGAAACCAAAACTTCTACATATCCTATTAAACCATTAATATCTTTTCCCAATGCATCCAATGATCCTTCATCACTCATGCCTATTTGTGAAGGCATCTTAATGTATTTCCAATAAGGGTAATCAGGTCCAATGTATTTTTCTTCTACTCCTTTTAAATTGCCTAGTACCTCTGTAAATACATTAGAATTTTGTGTGTCTGCCATAATTATATATTATAGATATAATTATTGCATTACAATACTTTTTCTTCCTTTGATCCTTCTTTGAGAAAGAAATTTATTGGGGAGGAGTAGGCCCAGGGGCATAGGCATTAGCTCCAGTAACTGGAGTTGAATTATTGCTAGCAAAACTATTGGCTAACTGTGCTTGTCCATTTGCATTTGCCTGAACTTGTGTATTTAATCCATCATATTCCTTCTTTAGTAAATCTATTTGTGTTTGAAGAGATGTTTGATCTAACTTGTCCAATCGTTTTTTTAGATCCTCAATTGCCACAGCATTAACATTTGTACTTGAGCAAACAGTCGGCAAATCGCAAGATGTTTTACATTGTTCATTATCAGCATTTTCCATTCCTTCTATAATATAATTTTCACCACACCCAAAAAGTATTTGATAAATAATTAATACGGTAAAGAATATAATTAAACTCCAGAGAAGAAGCATATATATAATATAGATGATTATTTATTTTCTTTAATATTTATATAATGTCTTCAGCATTTTATCCTCAAGGTATGAAATCATATAATAATCATGTAAATCCAGGAAATTACAAGACCTGGAAAGGACGCGGTATTTTTAGTAATCCGGTTGGCATGGCATCCGGAAACATGAGACCTTTAACTAACAATGATCCTGCAAATGATGCTGTCTATAAGTTTGGATCACAAAGACCAATTCGCCATTATCGTATTGGTCGTTCAATTAGAGCACCAGTTTTACGTGAAGATCCCAATAATCCAGGCACAATTATTGAATCATATTATTATTCAGATAGAGAAGTAAAATCGTCTACTCCTGGAAGATTAATTGGCCAGTTGATTGATCGTCCGGGAGAGTTTATTGTAAAGCCCAATATTCCCAAAAATCCACAAGACTATACAGATACAGAAGGATTAGTTGCAGATTCATTAAAAATTCAAGATGAATGTAGTACATGCCATGGTATAGCCATTGTCAGCAATTGGATGCCAATAAACGATTTGACCGAAAAACCTGAACCCATTACCCAAACCCCCACATTTTGTTGCAATGCTGAACGTAAGGCACGTCGCCGTGTTTTACCTGCAAACACTGTTTTAAAGAAGAATTACTACACATCAAATGCTCAATACTTGTACAATCGTTGTCAGACATTTGAGCAGAGACAATTCAACTTCTTGACTGGATCTGCCGACCCAACTCTTACTCCTGCTCAAAAACTTGCTGCTTCTCAGGCTAAGCCAGGATCTGCCTTGTCTGTTTTCAATTTGTATGTGGCCAACTGTAACCCTAATATTGGTCTTGTTCCTGAAGATTCAAGATGCAGTTGCGGTCATGGATCTACTTGTTCCAATGGTAATTGTGTTAATTCTAGTTGCAATAATAGTGGATGCAAACGCGTTTACTATAAACCAAATAATCCTCAATTTGCAAAGCAAGGTGCTGTTTCAAGTAGTACAAGAACATTCAAAGCAAATGTAGTAACCATTGAGAAAAACATTGCCAATCAAAGACGAGCAGTAAATGCTGCGACAACAAATCCTGCGTCTACTGCAGTATTTGCCCCATTCGTGTACAAACTTAAAACGCCAAAATGCAATCCTGCATATTTTACCAAAGATGGCAACCCTAAGACTTGTTTCAAAGGTGCGAATGATAGGACACTTTCATATGTAGATTATGCAAATGCGAGTATTTAAACTTTTTCACCTTTCAAACTCCGGTTATATATGATAATTCTTCCATGTGGAAAAAATTATTGATATAAAGGTGATTTATTAGTAAAAGGTGTAAATAAATCTATGTGTCTGTAGTATCATCAATATAATTTTTGCTAGAAAAACACACACTCTCAAGCGTTGAAATATCATATGGATTTACTAAATCATCTACATCGCACTCATCCTTATTTTTACTTTTGAATAATGGTAAAAATATATTTGTTTTTTCAATAAATTTATTGTACGGTATTTGATGCCTTTCACACCAAAGTATGCACTTTTGAATATTATTCTTTTTTAATGTTTCCATTTTCTCATCACGATTCTTATTTTTAATAATAGATATTATCTGCCCTAGTGCTTCTAACTGTTGTTGACCTATAACAATATTGGATTCTTCAATCTTATTTATAAAATAATGTGACATTTCATTATCAATTAGTGAAAAAATAAACTCACAATTTGGTGTAGTATCAATATCATTAATAATTATATTTGCCCCAACAAAATCTTCAAGATTGAGAATAAAATCAAAATTTTTCTCTTGATTCATAATAAAATTTTTACATATAATATATCTTCCAGAATCTATAACATTACTCACATTAGGTTTTAATAAATAAACCTTTTCATAAAAAGATGAAAGAATATATAAGATATCAAAAACAGGTTTATAAAAAATATTGTCAATTTTAATAATAGCATTACCATTTTGAGATTGAAGCTTTATTATAAAATACAAAATGGTGCACATATCTTTAAAATAGAGTGAAATATTATTTTTGTTACTTTCAGGGCACTCAAAAAATAAGAGATCGGTCCTATTATAATAAATTACATTTTCATAGCTTTGCAAAAAACTCAACATATCATTGTTTAAAAATTGAACACCTAGATTATTATCATTTTTTTCCTCTCGCATTATATTAAAAAATTCATTTGCAGCCATCCAATTGTTAGAAATATTTATAATATTAATATCGCGGGTTTTAAAAGAATCCAGTATATTGCATATACTTGTTACTTCCATTAGTTCATAAAATACAATTGATTGTGGCCTTAATTTACTTACTGAAAATTTGGTTCCAGGAACTTTTGAAAAAATAAATTCATAGTTGTTGACATATTTTTGCAATACAATAAATAGAGGATTATTTTTAACTTCATCTTTTTTTTCTAGTATAAGAGAATGATTTAGTGATTTTTCTTGCAACTCGTCTTCTAATGAATCAATTATTTCTTGTTTTAAAAAAATATTTTTTTTATTGGTTTCTTCTAATTGAAAAAGTTTAAATAATTGTTCAAAGATTTCATTTTGATAGTGAATTAAGCTATTTGATATAAATTCTTTTAAAGAACTAGAGTGGGTTTTAACATTGAAAAAAATTGGTGTATTTGCATGTTTTGGTAATATGTAATAACTCATCGCTAAGTGCGTTATTATATATTGTTAAGTAATATTTATATCTTAATTCATATAATCTTTATTGTAATAAACTATTTGGTTTTAGTTTTAAATTTACTCTTCAATAACAAACTCCAAGTTTGTTGGCACCTTTGATTTTCTTGAAGTCTTCTTCTTTGCTTTTTGCAAAGTGCTTGCGCTTGGAGCAGGTTGTTCTAGATCTGGCTCTGGCTCTAAAACAAACTCAACAGCCTTCTTTGCTCTAGGTTTGCGAGACTTTTTCTCAACTGGAACATCTACTTCAAGTTCTAAAGGAGTCTCATCAATCGCCTCAGTTGCTGCAACAAGAACAAGTTCCTTAGGGATCTTTTTAACACGAGGCTTGGAAACTGCTTTTTTCCCAATTTTTACAGCAGTAGCCGTCTGTTTTTCCTCATATTCCAAATCCTCTTGACTCTTGTCAATCAATGTGGCCATTAACTTTTCAGCATTAACGGTGACAACCTTTTTATAAACAAAGTAACGATTCAAGAAAGAGATCTCCTTTTCATATCCCTTCATATCGGGAGCATGACCGTATTCAGTTTTGTCGCGCTTCAAATTCTTCATCATCATTGCATATAATTCGCTAAATAGTCCACTGCCTTCTGGCAATCCAAGTCCCTTTGCTTCATCCCTGGTTACAAGTTTGAACCCATATTTTTCCATAACCAAATTTAAATAGTCATAGTTTACCAAGTATTCGGGGAAAGTCTTATTAATGGATTCCTGGTATACAGAGATTTGATAACCAAGACTGGTTTCATCATTTTCAAAGGCGTCGCTGTCATAGTCCTTTATAATGCCCCAAATTCGCTTTCCATCTTCATAAATGTCAATACTATCGCCTTGGGCCTTTTTTTTCAATCTATTAAACACTAGTTTTCCATCATAACTGGTACCAATAAAATATCCACCCAACTTGGTGCACTCTGCAACATTTCTAATAAAATTATGAAAGGTAGTTTCATTTTCAAAGAAATAGTGAATAGCAAATTGACATGATGTTACATTAAAACCATCTTCACCAACACCATAATATTTCATAACACCCTTGCCAAGTTTTTCATCCTTTGCACCAAGACCAAATACTGATCTCGTAATTTGAATGGCCTTGTCATTCAACATGGCGTGACCCGATTTAATATTTAAACTTGAATTACCATTTACAAATAGAGCACCAGGCATGCTCTTAAACTCGCGTCTAAAGTTCAAATAACGAGCACATGCACCATCGATACGGTTCTCCAAGTTATCTTTTGCAACATCAATGCCGAATACAAAAGACAAGTTAGCTTTGATCCATTTTGGAAAATCTCCGCCTTTGCCGCAAGCAAAGTCAATTAAAGTCTCGCCTCTTTTTGAGGTTCTTGAAATAAGCATATTCTTAACGTAAAGATTATGGAAATCGCGCAATCCAATGGTAAGCTTTTTATTTCCCTTTCCTAAACTAGCTCCACGATTGTAATAAACATCGTCATCCTTGATCTCATCTGGGATATTTTTTCCAGTAGTGATCATTTCAACCGTAATAGGATTATGAATAGAATGCCAATTACTATTTGCAACATGGTATGCATTTCCGTAATTTCTTCCACCTTGATTTAGCTCAGCGGTTTTATCGTAACGCACTCGCAGAGGAATCCATCTCCACAAGTTATCGCGATCTAAATTATATTTACACTCAACAATAGTATTGTCACCAAATACCTCATTCTCCTCGGTAAACATTTGGTAAACACCACTTTCGTCTTGCCTTAACATAACGTTTGTAATTCCTCCCATTGGATCCGCTGGATGCGTTGGATAGAATTGCACGGGTTTATAAGTATTCTTATCCTTATCCTCCTCAACTTGTTTAAATTCAGGAATAATATCATCATAGACATCCTGACAAGGATTTACATAATAACCCTTGTCCCTTTCATCAAACCCGCATCTTAGAATAAGAGTTTTATATTGATTGTATTGAACTGCTGATGCGGCACTGATGCCTTGCTCAAACACTGGTGTGACAACATCCTGACCACTGGCATTTTTACTGGTAGTTACAAAGAAATCCACCGTATTAAACTCCGCGGGTTTCCACTTGAAAGAATAATCCCATGTAATCTTTTTCAAGTCGCCAGCTTCTCCCATTCTGCTACCACCAACTCCAAATAAGGCTGGTGTAAAGATGAGACCGTCAGTGTTATATTCAAAATCCCCTGCTGCAACTTTTTTCATAATATATCCACATGCTGCAAATATGTTGTCAGCAGGATTTGTGGGATAAAATCTCTTAAACTCAATCCTAATAGGAGACATCTCATTAGGAACAACAGATTTGGGTTTAATGAGCTTAATAACGCTCTTCAAAAGAGGATATCTAAACCTATTCCTATCGCTTTTTTCCTTGTTGCCTTTAGACTCATCTTCTGCAACTGTAAAAGGCATGAATCCGTTTGCACGAACATCATTTCCATGTATGTAATATACATCAAAGGCTGCAAATAGGTTAATAAACTCTCCCAATTTGTTATGATAAATAATTTCACCATCCATAAGAGTATTAACAATTGTCTTATCCTCTGTAATTGCTCCAGTAAAAATGGCCTCCATATTTGTAGAGATCAAATAGATTTTTCCGCTAGGAGATATAAATAACAATCTGCGTTCTCCATCAGCCTTATCCGTTACAGTGTAATTTTTCCTTATGTTTGGAATATTTGTGTTATCATTAATTGGAGCAATATTTTCAATTTGAAGCGTATAAGATGATGGACCAATAAAGGATCCCGATTTCAAACCAAACCAGGGTAGAACATAATCTTCGCCATGGAAAAGTTTCATGTAATCTGTTAGTACTTGAGTTTGCTCTGGATAAGAGATTGGATAGTTGGTTCCTTGCAAACCAGACAAGATATACTTAATTGCCTTGCGAATGCCTTGCAAAACGGGTTCAATAGAATCCATAAAAGGTGGTGTATTCATCTTGTTATTTAAAACCTCAATCTCAATCTCATAGCTCTCGGGATTTGTAAATACACCAGCCTGTTCGGTTGTATATTCGGGCTTCAAGTTGTACTTATCCTGTTTATTTGACATTCTAACTATACTTAGATCAATTTTAACGGGCAAATCATTGCGCACCAAGGTCACGCGATTAATGTATCTAAACACCTTTTTAACTTTATCAATTGAGTTCATTATATCTATACCAACTTTGCTGCTATTTTTATTGTAAGACTCTTCAATATTGTATGACAATCTAAAATTAAAGTCATCAAAATTTACAGATTGAACTGGTTTATCATCAACAAATACCTGAGATTTCTTTTCAATGGAGATATTGTAAGGATGGCTGGATGATTGAGCCATTGCCTTTAAATCGTTCGTTTTGCAATATTCTTGTATGTTTGTCAAGCCCTCAACTTCAACGCGAAATGGTGAAATTTTAAAAACACCCCTTGTTGGATCAGTTGTCTCACCTTGAATGCGCAACATATATTGGCCCTCTGGATTCCAGATTGTGAAACCAAGAGACTTGAGCTTTTTAATAACATTGTCATAGTCATTTTTGGTTAAAGGTTTAATTCCTCTGGTGCCAAATTTAACTTCTAGCTCAGCATTCTTAAACTTTTTGGGCATATGAGGATTGGAGTTGTAGTACATTTTTACCAAATCATCAAACTGTTTTTGTAGTTCTTGATTTGTAAATTGTCTTCTAGGCTCACCACGATTATTACCCTTTATAAAGTTTGGAGGTGCACGAGATGTTGCAGTTCTTTGCGTAGTAGCAAATTGGCCCATATCTATAACATCATCATTTTCTTCATCATCATCAACTTCCCCTCCACTTTCAGTTACCTCGCCTGATTCCTTTTCTGTAACTTTTAAAGTAGTTCCTCTGGCAGAAGGCTTAATGTCTAAAGCTGGAGATTCCATTTTTGATGTTTTCATTGATTGTTTTAGACTTGTCATGCTTGTATATATTAATCTAACATATTTTTATATTGTTCTCAATTTTTTATTCATTTATATTTTCATGATTGAACCTTTATAAAATTTTTTACCCAATATTGCAAATAATAGATTCATAAACATCCTTTTTGGATATTTTTTTGCCTTGATTTGTTTTCAAGGAAAAATTTACACCCAGCTTTTTTGCAATTTCCATCAACTCATCCAATTTATAAGAGCTAATTGCCTTTATTTTTTTATCCATTGTATCTAACTTGTAATAGGTTTCTTTATAATTGTTCACCTTATCTTCGCTACAAGTGTCATCATAAAAAAACTTTTTTGTCTGTGGATCTTTTTGAATTACGTGAACAGCCTTGTCATCCGTATTTACACTTTCAAAAAATGTTCGGTTGTCAAGAATAATAATGTTAAAGCCTTCCAAAATAGACAATGCAATAAATGTCTTAATTCCTATTGCTTCTTTATTTGCCAAATCGTCCTCCAAATCACTAATCGGTTTGATCTTGTTCATTTTAAGCACATCTTTCTTCTGGCGAATCAATTCAATATATTTAAATTTCTCCTGTTTTTCTACAATAAAATGTGTATTATCAAGCATATCATATCTATCAATCCCATGTTTTATGGCATAAAAACACCAAAAAAGAGTGTCTTTTTGCTTTGGGTAAAAAAGCGTGGGTTTTTGGGGTGTCTTAATAGTAGAAACTTGAGGCAACTTAGGACTAGGTGATGCCGATGTTAGGGAAACATTTTTCAAAAATTTAACTATATTTTTTCTTGTAAACATATAATTTTGTAAGTCATCAATTACATGATTATATGCATTTTCTGGATTATGCGGTTGTTGAAACATGTTTGCTAGATCTAGTATCTTTTTCTTTATTATCTTTATTATCTTTTGTAAAGTATATATTCTTGAAAGATTCTTTTTGCTTTTCAACCTCATTTAAATTATCTTCCTGTGCATTAACGTATTTAATATATGTCTTTAAATCAGCAATAATTTCTTTTTTCAATTCAGATAAATTAATATGTATACCGTATTTGTTTTCATTTAAAGTGACACTTTCATCATGTTGCTTTAAAATGCGAAGAATTTCCACCTGATTAAACTTGGACATGTGTTCAATTGTGTCTCGCAAAGAAATAAGATCTTCTGTGTCAAATTCTTCAACGTTATTACAGTTTTCTTCACTAATAGATGAAATAGATATAGATTCCATTATAATGTAAATATATGAACAACATTTAAATTATAAAAAAAGAATAATATTTATTTTTTATCTATGGGCTTAAAATACAAGTCTTGGCTTTGAGGTACCATCCTTGCGCTTGGCATCGCGTCCCTTTGGTTCAACCAATTCAGCAATAATAGACACATATTTATCATTAAGCTCAAAGCGTTGACCAATTACTCTTGCAACAAATTTTGTATTTTCCTCAATGGATGAAAAGTATGGAAGCATGTAGTGGTGATCGCGGGCAACAAACACGACAAATGGTGATGGTGTTTCAGTTGCGCTATCTGCACGGATACCAGCTTTTGTAATATTTTTTGCAATGCAATTGAGAAGCATGCCCTCAACTGGATAACAAACATCGCATTCAAATACCACTTCAAATACTACATTAGAACTTTGCACTACGCCACTTGAATGTGTAACAATTTTAATAGATCCTGTCCTTACAAAACCTTCCAAAATGCATTTACCTTCAATTGATTGACGTAGGCTAGTTTCCAAAGTTTCTCGCAAGTTTTTTCCTACATTCGTAATTGGAAGTGTAACTTTTTTGGTGATGAGGGAGCGCGAATAAACTCCGCGGACCTCATTTTTCTTACTCTTGGGTTTTGGAGACTTTTGTACAGCAGCCGCAGTAGTAGCAGTCTTTGTCGGGAGTTCAATTTCAAACTCGGTGGGTTCTTGTTCTGTGACGACAGAATTTTTAGCAGGATTATCTTCAATCGCTTCTTCTAGTTCATCTCCATAAAGTTCGCCGGATTCAAGGTCATCGTCATCAGGAACAACAACTGTGGGAGCAGTATAAATAGTATTCCCAACAGGAGTCGCGTCCTTTTCCATTATAGAGAGTTCAATTGGTTGCCCTTCTTCGCCAGAGTCCATTTGTGCCTCCATTGCTTCTTATATTTTATAATCATATTATCTTTTAATTGTTTTATCAATTTTAAATTTAATTGGTAAAACAAACCCCTTATCTTTTATTAAAATTTGCTAATTTTTGCCATTTCTGGATCTAAAAACCAAACAAGATTGTCTTTTTTCTGCAAATTATAAAGCCTGAGCGTAAACTCTTGCAAGGCACATAACTCTTGTTGAACCATCCCCTTTGTATTCTCTTTTGTGTACTCCTCGTGACCAATTATAGTGTTCAAAAGTTTTATTGTTTTAGCTTTTCCAGCCTCATCGCATCTAGCCCCAGTATTTCGCGTATTTAAAATATCCTTTACTTTGAAAACAAATACCCCCGTTTTATCACTGCCAATAAAACCAACATTTGTATTGAAGTGCCTTGGATCATCAAAATACTTTTTCTTAATGGCTGGCGCTAGATCATTAATATCCTCTGATTCTGCCGCAGTCCATTTACCTCTGTTAAGAATTAGAACACTTCTTACATCGCCGTTAAATAAAATAATACCAGTTACGCCTTTATTTAAAATAATTTTTTCATCAAAGCACCCTTTAATCTTAAATTCAAAGCTAGTTTCATCAATAACTTCTTTTGCATACAAATACTGCAAAACATCTACTTTTTCTTTATAAGTTAAAAAATCAACCAAATGTTCAATTAAAAAATGCATAATATCTTTTGCTGGGACGCCAGATTGTACCATTTTCCTCATAACAATTCCGCAATGTTTATACCAATTATCGTCGCCTCTGGGTACCTTGGGTTCTTTTCTGGCAAAATGGTTTGCTAGGTCATAGTTTTCTTCCATTTCTTTCAATATTCTTTTTGCGCCTTCAATAGCTAGACCATGTTTTGCTAGTTGACGTGCCTCATGGGGACCCTCTGCCATTCGTTTTACTGGTTCTTTTGCAAGTGGAATCATTTCAGCCTCTTTTAGCCCAGCTTCCTCTTCCTCCTCTTCTTCTTCTTTTTCTCGTTTTTGTTGCTTTAATGCAGCAGTTTCTTTTTTTACTGCCTTAATAGGCGCCTCCACTTTGGGTTTTTCTTGGATAACATAATTTACCAAATCTTTGCGCACATCAAAATGTATCATGCTGCGCTTAAAATCTATTGGCATTGAACGATCCAATATGGAAATGTTCTCATAGTTTAACTCACTTGGTTGGAATAAATAATATTCGCCAATATTTTTCAAGTAACCAGTTCTGCCATACTTGTCTGTTATATACTCATTATTATCGTCAATTAAATAAGTTAATGCCGCATATATTTGTATGTCAGGAATATCCTTTGGCGTTTTAATCCTGGCAAACAAATCCTTCTTCTTGTAAAAATAACGCTCCTTCATTAATTGCTTAATCTTTTGTATAATCTTGTCAGAGTTTACAATAATAAAGGTTTCATTATATGTATCCAAATTTCCTCCATCTTCAGAAGGTTTAAAATCTGCTACTAATTCATTGCTAGTATTGCATTCATAGTCGCATGTTTTCATATAATCACATGATGCAGAATATGGTGCATCGCCAACTGGAAATTCTTCAATTACTTCCCCACTTGACAATATTTGCTTAACTGGAGCCTTTAAAAATTCGCGAAAATTTTCCTGTGTAAAATTGGCTTGTTCGTGGTTAATAATGCAATCAACTGCAGTTTCTTTTAATACGCGACTAACGCGGCCAATTTGCAAAGCTTTTACTTCGGCTACACGATAAATATACAAGTCTGCCGCTTCTTCCTCATTATTCTCAAGCAAAGTGGCGTACAAGAATATTTCCACGTTTCTTTTTTCAAATGGAAGATCCTTGTGACTGTGACTAAAATTACGAACTGCACGACCAATAATTTGCTCAATGCGGTTCATGTTGTACCATGGATCCATAATATGGACTTGACGAATAAATTTCAAGTCAAGACCCTCTGAACCAGCTTTGGAAATAAGAACAACTTTAATCCTGTGACCATCCACATTGTTGTCGCTTGTTAAAGCTTTTATATCTGCATCATTGTTTGGAGAAATTCTTTTGTCGCCAGAAATTATAACGTATTTTGCTGGCATAAATTTACCTGCAACTGTCTTGTCTTGAGGCTTCATTGTTTTTACGTTTGCCGGAGGTACAGGAGGAGCTTTAAATAGTGATTTAGATTTTTCTCCGTATCTTGTAAATCCCATCTCTTCCAATGCAAGTGCCATTGGGATAAGACCTCCATCAATGTACTGAGAATAAATAAGTATAATTCCATCGGCCACAGTGTCTTTCTCTTGTGAATAAATAGAATCACAAATGCTCTTAATTTTTGAACTATATTTGCCAATTTCACTTGTGGCAAACATGTGATTGTCAGTTTTGTATTCAAATTGACCTTTAACTGGAGGAACAGTTGTATTGATAAAACGCATCATTCTTTCAAGACCCCTTTTACCTGTTAATGTAGAAGGATCAATAAAAATTTCTCTGTCTGTGCCTTCATCTTCATCTTCTTCCTCGCTTGCCGCAACATCTTCATCTTCTTCAAATATTTCTGTTTTTGCAGGTAAAGTCTTGCCAAATGTTTTCTTTTGTGTAGCACTAGCACCAACGGTTCTTGCACTAGCACCAACGGTTCTTGCAGTTGTACCAACGGTTCTTGCAGTTGTACCAACGGTTCTTGCAGTTGTACCAACGGTTCTTGCAGTTGCACCACCTGAATAAGAGAATGATTCTGTTGAAACAGATTGTTTTGTTGGTCCTTGAACCTCTATTTCTTCTTCCTCTTCTTGTTCTTCAGGAACCTCTTCCACTACAACCGATGCCTTAGGAACCTCAGCTTCTTCCGTAGATTTGCTGTCACTTTCCGCTAACTTTTCTGCAGCACCAGGTAGAACAACTGCAGTGAGCGATACTGGTTCATCGCTAGCACTTTCAGCAGCTTCAATCAACTTTGGTTGACTAGAAATTGGCGCAACACTTCTTTCAACAACCTGCTCCAGGTTATCTACAGGATAAATAATGTTGAGAGCCTCTATGGGCTCCGTCAAAATAGTATATCCAAAAGACTCCATTTCATCAAAACTAGGCATATCGCGAATCTTTCCCTTGGACGTCGTAATATTAAACTGTTTTTTCCTCAATGAGTCAATAATGTATTTATAGCCGAGTGCTTGATAGGATCCAACAGTAGTCAAGTAAAGACTAAGTATTTTAAGTTTATCCTCACCATCAATAGCCTTTCCATTCATTTGAAAACGAGGATACTGTTCCTCTATATTTTGAAAAGTGTGTTCAGGTGCAAATAAATTTGGATAAACACGAAAAGGAAAAGTATATGGATTCTCGCCACGCACAAAAGAAATATAGCCAGTAGATTTTCTAACAAGCATTTCTCTTCCAATATCATTGCCTTCCTTGTCTTGTTTAAAATTTCCATATTTATCAAAAATATCTGATACATTTACAACCGCGCGCCTATCGTTAATATTCATCAAATTTAATAGCCAAACAATTTCCCTATAACTGTTGTACATGGGCGTGGCAGATAAGAGCAAAAGGCGTAAATTATCTGTGGCCATGACCAGCCTTGTTAAATTCTGCGCCACCTTTTTATTTTCATTGTCCTCGCTGATTCTAATGTTGTGGATCTCGTCAATAACAACAAGACGATTGTTGAATTCATTGTTCAAGTTGCGACGCATTTGCGCCTGGCGCTGTTTTTCATTTTTAACGTCGCCCTTGACGCGCTCTATCTTTGCAATGTAATTGGCAAACTCAATATAACCCAAAAACAAATAAGATGCGTTGATCAAGTTTTTTACCTGGCTAATAACTTTTTCCCTGGTAAGTCCCTTGATGTTTGTAGGGTTGATTTCCTTTATTAGTTTATTTCCAGTGCAAGCGCGAATATTCCATAGACCATCTACCTGTTTTAATTTGCGCTCGTCAAATAATTGCAACCTAAAATTGTCTTGGACATTGGGCGAAGCTACAATAATAATACGTTTGGAAATGCCCATTTGCTTTAAATAGTCGCGCATCTCTTCGCTGACACCTATGGCAGAACAGGTTTTGCCTGAACCTAGGCCATGAAACAAGAGCAGACTATTGTACGGTGTTTGAAAAGACATGAAATTCTTTACAAATGCTTGGTGCGGCGACAACTCAAATTCTGCGCGACTGAGTTCATCTGAGCGTTCTTTAATGTCATAGAGTTGGCCATCATACTTTGTATCACTAAACTCCTTCTTTTGTGAGATTTTTACATTAAAAAGAGGGTCATTCAAGCTTGGATACAAATAGTCATCTTCATTTGGATGCTGTGCTAGATACTCGCGTTCCAAGGTTTCCTTTTTCAATAAAAGTTTTTTACATTTTCCTGCGTAATAGTTTTCTGGATCCCCGCATTTATTTTCTTCAAATTCGCGTTCCAAATCTTCAACGACTGCATTTTCTTTAACTGTGAAAGTTGGAGATTGGTCATCAAAGAGGGTTGCTTTTTCTTCTTCTAATGGTTGAGATGCTGGTGTTTTTGCTTCTAGTTTACTTGCACTTTCTTCCACTGCTTCACTTGCTTTTGCGCTTTCTTCTTCCTCTTCGCTTCTTGTCGCTGCACTTGAACTTGCGTCTTCAAACTGCAAAGGAGGTCTTTGCTTTAATTCTTCCAGATCAGGTCTATCAAGAACAGCCTGTTCCACAGGACTTGTCACACTTGTGCCAGGAATCTCATCTGGACTTTGAATTTTATTTTCAATAGATTCTATATCTTCTGTATTTTGTTGTGATGACATATTATATATTACAAATATAATCTATATTCCTGTAAAACTTTATTTATGTTTGCTATCAAATTCTTTTTCTCTAAATTATAAGGTCGTATAGATTCCAAGCATTTGTTCAAAGGTTTCCACTCCAACTTGCTGACTTCTGTCTTTTGGTAATTTTCAAGAGAGGTTTCATCATTTTTTATATTATTATCCATGTAAGCCAAATAATATTTGTGCTTGTAAGATTTATAGTTTGATCCAATAAAAATTTCCTCAAATGGCATCAAGTTTTCCACAACTTTAATATCCTCCTGCGAGTATCCAGTTTCCTCTTCAAATTCTCTCAATGCGCATGCCAAATCCTTTTCCTGATAGTTTTTTCGACCTTTGGGAAATTCCCATTCTGTCTCTTTCCAAATAGTGCTACTTCGTTCAATTAAATCTTTTAAAGACGTTTGTTCTCCATCAACCATAATACCGTTTCTAATAAGTTCAAACTTTTTCTGTGACGACATTTCCTCACTCCTATATTGAGATGATGTGTTTTCGCCCCACATTTGTTTCCAGAGAGTTTCAAAAGATTCGGTCAATAGTCTTTCTTTTTCTAATACAGACATTTCATTAATAATATTTTGCAATTGTTCCAAATTTCCAGGATTATATTTGCCTCTCATAAAATCAATATAACCAAAACTATCCTTGCGTCTAATCATCAAATATTCTGGACCATTTTCGCTTGGTCTAAATAGAATAATTCCATAACTTGTAATTGGCAGTTTACATTGATGAAATTGATGACCTGGTCTACCGCAGTTATTACAACTATTATTATTTTTATTTATATTTAAAGGAGTCATTTGCATATGACTTTGTGACTGTAATTGGGGTTGGGTTTGTGCATTCATAATGTCCACTATATGTTTAAATGAAGATCTTTTTATATTACTTTAGTTTAATGGCTTTAGATCCAAAAGTATGGGGGCCTCATTATTGGTTTATGTTACATACAATTGCAATGTCCTATCCAAATTATCCAAATACAGTGACAAAGAAAAAATACTACGAGTTTATCCAGAATCTGCCCATGTTTCTTCCTATAGAATCAATTGCCACGGATTTTAGTAAACTGTTGGACGTTTATCCAGTGACGCCGTATTTAGATTCCAAAGATGCTTTTATTCGTTGGATGCATTTTATTCACAACAAAATCAATGAAAAGCTTGAGAAACCGAAAATTTCTTTAAATCAGTTTTATATTGATTATTATGAGGCGTATAAACCGAAGGACTTGAAAACTCGGGAATATATTAGGATGCGCGAAAAAATCATATATTGCGTAGTTTTAATTCTTATTTTAGGACTCTCGTATTATTTATACAATAAATAAAGGATCAAAAAGAAAATATATGCATAGTTTATAGAACAAAACTATGCATAAAACTATTAAAAAAAATATAAAACGTAAGACAAGTAAAAAGCGCGGTCTAAAGAAAAGAATGACTAAGAAACAGGTTGGTGGTGCTGGGTCTAGACGTCCTACAACACCAGCACAAAAGGCGCTGGCAGCAAAACAAAGAGATGAATATAAAGCTCTTAGGGAAAAGGAAAAAGAAAGAAAAAGGGGAGAAGAAAGAAAAATAGTAAGAGAAGAAACTGTCCCCGTTTCTAGCTATACTCCTGATTCTACAATTGTTCCATCTATGGAAGAGTTAACAAACGGTCCTAAACCTCCATCTTTTTTACAACGCCTACATGGCAATAAAGCTAAACCCTCAATTTTTGAAGGTGTTAGCGAGTTCAAATTTCCATCGCAGGTTACTAATCCAGATTCTGGAGGAGGATCATCATCTAAACCAGTTAAATCTGCAAGACAACTAAACCCCATGCAAGAAGAAACAGAAAGGTTAGTATTAGAAGGCGATGAATTTCAAACTCCTAAGCCAGCGTCAAGACCAGTAATAGATGCTGCTTTTAAACCAGCATCAAGACCATCTTCTAAGTCAGCATCTATGATTCCTTCATTTTTTAGATCATCTAAACCTAAACCTAAACCTGAACCTGAGCCCGTAGAATTAAAATTAGAAGATAGTAAAGAAATAGAAGCAAGAAGAGCAAGAACAGAAAGACAACAACAAAGACAAGAAGAAATGGAACGCAAAATACAATCTGAAGCAGTACTAGAAAGAGAATCTAAAAGAAAACCACTTGTTCCTAGTGCTGGGGGAGGGAGCTCATCCATGTCACCATTAATTGGATCTAGAGCACCAGTCCCACTAGTAGCACCAAAACTAGAAACCCCTCGATTAGTTTATTTACCGCCAAATTATAGAGAAGAAGATAGTCTTAATTTAATAAAACAATATTCAAGAAAAATATTTGAAGATAAACCGTTAAATTCACAAGAGATTGCAAATTTGGTAACGCTTTTAGATACTGGGGCTTTAAGTAGAGTTGAAAACTTGAATGGTTATAGAGGTATATCTCGTACAGGAAGCGATACTATAAAAAGCCTAAAGGTTATCCAAGGCAAAGTTTTAAAGGCGGCAAGAGATTATGAAAAAGTTTATTTAAAATTAAAGAAAGAAGCAGAAATACAAGATAAAAATTCTGCATTGCAATCAAGTTCTAGATTACAACCAACGAGTGTATTAAAAACAAGAAAAAATATTGGTCCAAATGATGAAGATTACAAAGAACAACTAGACCAATTAAAAATATTTGATACAAAACTTGCAAATGGAGAAAAACTTTCTTTGGACGAACAATTAGAATTACAAGAATATTATGAAAGTCCTATTTTTAGAAAATTAATTGATGGAGGATCATATCCACGTTTAAAAGAAGAGGCAAAATTTGTTCAAAAAGAATCTGCTAGTCTTATGAAAGTTCAAATGACAGAAGATCAAAAAGGCCAAAAAATAAAAGATATGATAATGAAAGGTCAAACACAGAGTTTATTTGGCCCAACTTTAACTCCCGCTCAAAAACAAATGGCTATTCTAAGTCAACAAAATATAGCTGCTAAAAAACAAATGGCTGCTGATAGAAAAGCAGATCAATTGAGATTACAAAAAGAAGATGCAGAATATGAGAGAATGCGCCAAATTAGATTAAAACGTTCTGCCGATCAAAATCGCATTGACCAAATTTTGGCAAACAAATCAACCAGAGGGATAAGATTTCCTTCAAGTAGTAAATTTATATTTCCTCCAAGCGAAAGTTCTATGAGTGAAGATAGTTTATTAAAACCTACGCGCAAATTAAGCAGAGCAACTACTGCCTCTGGTTTACAAGAAGATGGAGGAGACGAAGTAAGTGAATATGGTGAGGATGAAGATAAAGAGGAAGAAACTACATCTCAGTATTCAAGTGATCAAATTAAGTTAGCCCAAGAAGGTGCGATTGATGGAATACAAACCGCTGCAGGTTTAGCAGTTTTGGCAGCTACTGCCATTACAGGTATTGGTGTAATTGGCATGGTTGGTGGTGGTGGTAAAAAAAGTAAAAAGAAAAAGCATCACATGAAATATGGAAAAAAAAGACATACAAAACGAGGGCATAAATAAAAATGCGTAAATAAAAATGCGTAAATAGATTTCAAGACATTATTATATTTGCTTATAATAATGACAACAAAAACACAAAAAATACATAAAAATAAAAAAAAGCATAGCCGTAAATTAGTGGGTGGTCGTGTTATAGCATCTGGTGGTTATGGTTGTGTATTTAAGCCAGCATTAAAATGTCTAGGGAAGTCCCGCAATCCATCGCAAATAACAAAACTAATGACTATTAAACACACTGATCAAGAATACGCGGAAATTGTGAAATTTAAGGACGTTTTGTCTACTATTCCCGATTATGGCAACTATTTCTTGCTAGAAGATATTACTTTTTGCAAACCAGATAAGCTAAGCGACGAAGATCTTGCAGATTACGAAAAAAAGTGCACTGCTTTAAAGAAAGACGATATAACTCATGAAAATATTAACAGTAAATTAGAGAAAGTTCTTGCATTAAATATGCCAAATGGTGGTGTAGACATTGGAGATTACTTTGAAATGCATAAAACTGATGAAGATATAGTGCAATTAAATGATGCTCTATTGGATCTCTTGCAAAATGGAATTTTACCTATGAATCAGCTTCGCGTTTACCACTGTGATGTAAAAGAATCCAACATCTTAGTACAAACGCAAGCGCAAGCTTTAAAAACTCGTCTTATTGACTGGGGTCTGTCCGCTGAATACACGCCCGAAAAAGGTGAACGTATCCCTAAAACCTTGTATCATCGCCCTTTTCAATACAACGTCCCCTTTTCTATTGTCCTATTCAACACAACTTTCTCAGAGTTATATGACAAGTTCTTGGAAAAAAATCCAGAGCCATCTTATTATCAAATCCGCAGTTTCGTCATTGATTACATTATTATTTGGATGGAAGAAAGAGGCATGGGACATTTCAATGTAATAAAGGGAATAATGCGTTTCCTTTTTGGTCCCACAATTACAGGCGTAAATAAAAAGGAACAAGACTACATTATAGAGTTTGAATACACATATTACTATATTGTTGAATATATTGCCAAAATACTCTTGAAATACACGGTAAATGGTGAAATGAAGATGATCCAGTATTTCAGCGAAGTATTTTTAAAGAATCTAGATGTCTGGGGCTTTGTAATGTCTTATTCCCCTATTTTGGAAGATTTTTACAACAGTTATGCGGATTTGAAGCCTAATGAGCTTGCCTTTTATGAGAAATTAAAATACATATTTGTAACGTTTTTATACGAGACGGCAGATGAACCTGTTGATGTTTCTTCCTTGGTTGCAAATTTGCAAGAGCTGAATGGAGTGCTTTTGGTAAATGCAACTGCATCAACTACTATAGTTCCAGATAAGCAATCCCCAAGAGAAGCTAGCAAATATGCTATTCGCGCATCAGTATTGTCTCATGCAACTGCAAGCGTTGGACCCAAGGACGTTTTCAAAAAAGTTAGGTTTGCAGTTAGCTCTCCCAAAAGCTCTTATAAAAAATCAAAATCTAGCTCATCCAAATCTAGCTCCTCTAAAACAAGTTTGAATAAATCTAAGAAAAATGTTTCTTTAAAGAAAAGAAAATCAAAATAAGAGATAACATTTAGTCCTCTTAATTCAACAAATGTGCATATTATAAGTAGTTGAAATTCATAAATTCATTTAAAAATATATATTTTACGCTGTATAATATATATGCGAATAGAGATTATAATAATAGGAGTAACAGCGTTTTTGATATATAACGCATATCATGACAATAAATATACTAAGCTTTTAATGTCGTGGAAAAAGTACATTCAGATTGCATTTATAGGCTTCATCGGTTTTGCAATCTATCTCCTTTTAAAAAAGAATCCAGTCCAGGGGAAGAACATTTTGTTTTATGCAAATAATATGATCAAATATATGCCTATTAATAAATCATCGCTAGATATGTTGTCACCTATTTTGGATTTCTCTTCAAATAGCAGCTTTTCAAGAGGATTTCATCAAGGTTCTTTTATGGAAGGATTAAATGGTGAGACAAATCCGGGGTTTCATTTTAATACCACACTGCCACAAGAAAGACGCGTCATGAATTCAGGAGGTAGAGCAGGCCATGGTGGCAAAGCTACAAAGCGTTCTGTAAGTGAGACAAAGAAGAAATTTGTTGCATCTAATCAGGGTTGGAAATGTAACCATTGCAAAAATCAGTTGAACGCATGGTTTGAAGTGGATCATGTTAGACGTTTAGAGCATGGTGGAGACAATAGTGTAGGCAACTTGGTGGCTTTATGCAGAGAATGCCACGGAGAAAAAACTGCTAGAGAAAATATGTAATAAAAAATTTATACTTTTAAATAGTTAAAAATAATTTAAAAATACTCTACTAGTTTGTTTAAGATGCGGCAAAGAACTTTATTTTCATATATACCAGCTATTAATCTTGCAATTTCAACAACAGCATTTGGCTTTCAAGTTACTGTAATAAATCCATCTCAAAAAAAACTTGGAGACCAGTATAAACAAATAATTCAACTGTTAAAAAAGCAAGAGAGAATTTAAATATGCAACCATTAGTTATATTATATTTTATCACTATAGTATAACCAAATAATTTTATGCCGCAACCAACATATTCTACACCAGACAATAATATAATTGTTTCTAAAAAGAGAAAGAATTACATCATCGTCCTAGTTGCAATGGTTATCATATTTTTAATTATATTTCGTTGGGCACCCAAAGACTTTTTAGAAAAATATTTAACAAATTATGTTGTCCTTATAAGTTTTTTAATTATTATTACGTTAGCATTTCTAGTATCAATGATCTCATTTTACAGTTACTCTATTAAACACGATGATTTTGATTTTTTAAAATCAGGAAAAACGGCACCTATAGAAATTTTCAAAATGGTGTCCGTTGGATTCTTGGGGTTCTTTTCTTCTGGCGCCTTTATATATTTTATATTATGGGCAGTGGGAGCAATTCATCATGATTCTTCTACATCAACTACGACAACAGCCACCCAGTATTTCATTCAAATTGCCATTGTAATAGTAGCTCTTGGATTTGTATACAAAGTTTTAACAATGACAAATTTAGTAAATAGAAATCTATATTTAAAATTATTTATTAGCATTTTGCTATACATCCCTTGTTTACTTGTAAATCTAATAGAATTTATAACAATTGAAGGTTTACGCTTCTATTATTCTACATCAAGAACCCTTATGATTATAATGGGTCTAGAAGTGGTTCTTATTGCCGTATATTTTTTATACCCAATAGTTAAATCCTGGTTATACACACATTACTATGCGTCCAATGGCAAACAACTCATTAACTATCCCGCGCCAACAAATCAAGAATATTCGTTGGCATCTTACGCTCAATTAAATGGGTTAAATGATAAAGGCAACGATAATTATGCCTACAACTATTGCATATCATTCTGGTTTTACATAGATAGCATGCCGCCAAGCATTAATGCGTCCTATTCAAAATTTACGTCACTTTTATCCTATGGCGGCAAACCAAATGTGCTTTTCAATCCTTCGCTTAATACGCTTATGATAACAGTTGACCAAGATAGTATAAAACAAATGAACGCACAGATTGCTGAAGATATTGCAAATAACAAGGATCCTTATCACAAGGTTCGTGAACCAACGTTTATTGACGTTGATGATAATGGTAACAGAATTGTTTATAAGAATGAACAAGTTTTATTGCAAAAATGGAACAATGTAATTATGAATTATAGTGGTGGAACTTTAGATATCTTTTATAATGGCAAATTGGCACAGTCATCCATTGAAGTGGTTCCTTATATAACATTGGATACATTGACTGTTGGTACGGACAATGGCATTAGTGGAGGCATAGCAAACTTGTACTACTATACAAATGCTTTAAGAATTGATCAAATAACAAATCTGTATAATTCAGTAAAAGACCAGAAGATGCCTGTTATGCCAAATAATGATGATACGTACACATTTAAGCCAAAATAAATAAGCCATAAAACATTAATTTTTGCTTTTAGATTTTTAATTATTGATTTTAGATTTAGTATACTAAAATCAACAAAGTGTATATAAGCGGGAAAATTTCTAGCAGTATTATATATAATGAAAATTAAAAATATCCTCCTAATTGTAATCATTATAGTTTTACTTTATATTGTTGTAAAATACGTGATAAAGGACAAAACTACATTAACGCAAACAACTTCTGCAAAGACAATGCAAAAAGTTGAGGCATCTAGTTTAGCAACAAACTCTTCTACTGGAAACACCAGCAACTTTGCTTATTCTATTTGGTTCTTTATTGATGACTGGAACTATCGTTATGGCGAATCAAAGATTATTTTTGGACGCATGGGAACAACTGCTGGAGCTGGAGAATTGCAACCATGTCCTTCGGTGACATTGGCACCATTGCAAAATAATGCAGTAGTATCTTTAACTTGCTACAATGGAAGCGATGAGTCTAATAGCAATTACACTATTTTCAATAATTGTGGCATTTCAAATGTGCCTATTCAAAAATGGGCCAACTTGACAATCAGCGTTTATGGCCGATCTATAGATGTTTATTTAGACGGAAAGTTGGTTAGAACCTGTGTAATGCCTGGTGTAGCAAAAATAGACGGTAGTGCGCCAGTTTATGTAACACCTGAAGGCGGATTTTCTGGCTACACTGCAAAATTTCAATACTACCCCAATGAATTAGATCCTCAAACAGTGTGGAACATTTACCAAAGTGGTTATGGAGCCAGCTTGCTTGGAAACTTGTTCAACTACAAGGTGAAGGTTACTTTGATGGACGGCGATACCGAGGATAGCAGTATTACCATTTAATTTGAGTCCAATTTTCTTTGGTAGTATATATAAGACATAAATGAATAGTTTATATGGAAATAGAAATGAAGAATCAAATTATGGTTCAGCTTATGGAGGCGTAAGCGGTGCTGGTCCTGCCAAGCAAGGAGGTGCCTTTATGCAATTTTCTTCAAATAAATTTGTTGGGGGTTCTAGAGAATTTCTTGAGTCCAATAGTTTAGTAGCAAAATTTTCATTTTTGATTTTAATTGTTTTTGTTTACATTATACTTTTAAGAGTAGGAGTTACTATTTTAGGATGGTTTTTTGGTCCATCGAGTAGTCCCAAGCTCATTAATGGCATGATTGATGCCAAACATATGATGGTTTTTCCTCAAGATCCAAATGCCAAAGGATCAGTAACCTTGACCAGATCCGTAAACGAAAATGAAGGGATTGAATTTTCATGGTCTACATGGATTTTTATAGATGATTTGCAGTATTTAGCCGGTCAATATCGCCACGTTTTCCACAAGGGAAATGACACGCTGGCGCAGGTGGGTTTAAATTTCCCCAATAATGCTCCTGGTCTTTATATTGCTCCTAATACAAATGCTCTTGTTGTTATCATGAATACTTATACGACAATTAATGAGGAAATTATTATTCCTGACATTCCATTAAATAAGTGGGTTAATGTAGTTATTCGTTGTCAAAATACGACATTGGATGTGTATATTAATGGCACCATTGCAAAAAGTCACGTGCTGAATGGTGTACCGAAGCAGAACTATGGCGATGTATATGTTGCAATGAATGGAGGGTTTTCTGGATACATTTCCAATTTGCAATACTTCAACTATGCTTTGGGGTCAAGTGCTATCCAAGGACTTGTGCGCGGTGGTCCAAATACAAAGATGTCTGGGTCAAATTCTATGACTGCAAAGAATCCCAACTATTTGTCATTGCGCTGGTTCTTTTATGGAAGTGGAGACCAATTTAATCCTTATTAGTGAAATAAACAAAAATAATTAATATTTTTAATTTTACACCATTGTACATTGTCACTTCGTAGAAAATGCGCAAAGGTGTAATCAATCTTATTAATAATTTTTTTATTATCAAAAATGTAACCATTTGTAAATTTTTGATAATATTTTATTTTGAAATTATATTATTTAGAAAATTTACTTGCAGTTATAGTTTACACCGATGAAGATTTAAATCCGCACTCTACTGGTCCGTTTTAATTCATTTATCGGTAACGTTGCCCTTGAAGACTGAACCGCCTTTAGCGGTTTATAATCTTCAAGGGTGTAATTGATATATTTTTATAAATTATTAGGATTAATAATGCAAATATTATTAATATATTTAGCTTTAGTTAAAATATTTGCAAAATTAAATATATTAACTTAAATTATAATGCCAGGACCTGTGTACTACGCATCCCAAGAGTTAGGCGTCCCAGCTGACGTCGTAACAACGCTTTCTTTAGAAGTTGTCGATGGCTCAAAAGAGCTTGGTAATTTTTATATTCCAGTTGCAGACAGTGGTCTTATTACATTCTCCATTACTGGAACCGATTCAGGATTAATGGATATTATTTATGATACCGGTTCAAACTCTACTAATACTATCTCCCTTAAATTAAAAAATGCAGCAAATCACAAAAATAAAGTATCCTATGATGTATTTGTTACTGGAACAAAAAACGGTTCATCATCTATGTTAACTGTTTCTGGAACTGTTATTGCTACCACGCAACCCGCATTTACTTCTAGCTCCAGCATAACAATCTTAGATGGTGCCAGAGATGATATTCATCAATTTGCAACAAATGAAGTTGCAGTGCCTTGCACATACGAACTTGTTACTCCTGCTGAGTCCAATAGTAACGCCTTAGTTTCACTAACGTCCTCAGGAGTACTTTCATTGTTAGACCGCGCATCAGCAAATAGTCTAAATAGTTACACGGTTATTGTAAAGGCAACATCTCCTTATACTCACTGGCAAGGAAATGCAGATAATACTAAAACGCAAACTCTTACCATTGCAGTCACTGATGGATCACCTAAATTTATGGTAACTAGCAATGGTGAAATTAAAGCCGATGACGCTAAATACTTTTTTACTACTAGTGACGGTTTAACTACTTTAAGCAATTCTGGACACATTTTTACAACGGATGCCTGTTTGTTTACATTGACTGGAACAGATGCAGCTTTGTTTACTATAACTCCAACAACTTCTGGAACTCGTGCAAAAGTTGGAAGTCTTTCTCTTAAAAATATTGCTAAATATTCAGTCCAACATAAATATTATTTAACAGTAATTGCAACAGATTCTACATCACATACTTCCAACATTTCTGTCGAGGTAACTGTTACTAGCGATGAAACTAATCCTGTTTTAACACTTGCCGCACTTTCTCCTGCAACACAAGGTACTCTTGCCGATGCTAATACAATTACAGTTAGAGACGGTGTGTTGGCGAATGTTGGAATTTGCACAGTTACAGCGGATGAATCTGTGACATTTTCAAAAAGTGGAACAAATGCTGCATTGTTTGATATATCATCAACATCTACAGTAGCTACAGTTAAATTTCACAGCAAAGTAGCAGAGGACACACAAACAACATATACAGTTATTATTACCGCAACAGATTCATCCAATAATCAATCATCAAAGACAATAACAGTTAATGTAAGTGATAAAACAAACCCTGTAATTACTGCTTACAGTCCCCAAGTTGTCAATGGAGAAACTTCCTTTACAAACAGCACATATGTTCCAATTACATTTACTTCTAGTGAGTTATTATCAGATCAATTTGAGCTTTCTTATTTTTCAATTACTGGTCCAGGTACAATTGATCAAGATCACTTTGATACATCATCCACTCAAGCTACTATACACGTAATACCTTCCACTGCAGATGCAGATGAGGGGCAATTAATTACTGTAACTCTCGCAGCCAATAGGCTTAATGATGCACACAATGTAAACAACAAAAATTCTGCAGTAGTATTTAAATTTAAATATGATTATGCATCTGGTGTTCCAGAAATTGTTATTAATGGATCAAATCCTATTACTATTCCAATGGGACGCCCCTACACTGATGCTGGGGCAACCTGCCAAGATTTAACTGTTGTTAATTCTAATGAAGTAGATGTTAAAACCTCCGGCACGTATTTTGTAACATATACTGTTACCGATGCTGCTAACAACAAACGTTCTGCTTCTAGAACTGTTATTGTTTCATCTGTTGACGCCAATGCAAGAACAAAACCAACTATTATAGTTACAGGTGGATCCTCTTCTGTACGAGAGAATTCAGTATTTACTGATAATGCATCTGCTGTAGCGTCTGCAAACAATTGGAACAACACTCCTATTACAATTGTAAAAACTAATAACGTTAATACCGCAACCCTTGGCAATTATTCAGCTTTTTATAACGGTACTGACCTTATTTTTGGCGCATTAGTTCAAGTAATAAGAGCTATAGCTGTTACCATTGGAGACCCTGCTGCAAATGGTGGCGTTGAATTTACTTTAGGAAATTTGAATGCATCATTTACATTAACTAATAAATTATCATTAACTGCTGGAGGATCTATCCCAGATACTGCAATGACCTCAATGATGGGCGTTGAAGTTTCTATGCCTGCCGCAGATTGGAATGGAATCTTTTATGTAAGACCAGATGAACCAACTGATGGAGGAAATGGTTTGTCTGATTTTGCCGATTTAGCAAGTATTGATGTATTTGTAACAGATACCATAAATTATAAAACAAAATCATCTAATCTTCACATTATTCCTGGCCTTGCAACAACTAATGTAACCATTAATAAGACTGATAGAAAAGCTGATCCAGTAGCTGGAACAGTTAACGAAATTAATAACACATCACAGAAAATATGTGAAGTTATTACTCGTCGTTGGGGATCTGATATCTTTGATATGGAGCTTACAACAAATTTACTTACTATTTTTAGTAATTTAAATACAATTATTGCCGAAATTAATAATAAATTTGGTTCTACTGGTGCCGGAACACTTGATGCCGCTTTAAAAGCTAAACTTGATTCTGCTGACAATAAAACCAATGCAGATAAAACTTTAGATAACTTTTCAAGACAAATATTATTGCAATTGCACGAAGCCATTGCACCAAATGGTGTTGCTGGTTCAAATGCATCTAGATTAACAACTGGCGGAATATTTAATCCAACTAATAAAGTTACAAGTGGGCCACTTGAAGGATATTTTCCAATTACATTTTTGCCAACAGATAAACTTACATTTAGCATGACATTTGCACATCCTACAAATGATTCTCAAACTTATTACATGAAGCAAGGCCGTGAATTATCTCCTGTCCCTGTACCAATTAAAGTTGTTGTAACAATGACATAATAAATAATTATTTATTTGCACTATTCTGCATTTATACCTTTTCTAATTTACGATAACAAAGATGTAAATCTACCTATTAGAAAAGTTTTACATGTGTAATAATATATTTTAAATGTAATAATTTAACATATATTTAAATTCTGCACTATAATACTGATTTATACATTAATTATATTGTTTGCAAGATTGTATATAATTGTATTCAATTTTTCAGCTTCAAAAATGCCATTTTCTGGCACCCCATACAATCTAATATATTCTATATATTCTGGGTTAATAATAAGAGCATTTTCAAGTTGCAAGTCAACTGCCATTAATGGTGTATTAAAGTTGTTATAATTTTCTTCAATATATTGCTTTAATTTGTTAATATCTGTTAATATATCTCTATAAACTTGCAGTTCAAGTACATTTGCTTTAAGACCTTCATTTAAATTATTTATGGCTATATCAGCATGTAATGTGTCCATTAATGTGTACATGAAAGATGTATAATCTTTAAATACAGTTCCACTTGTTTTGTGTGCAGAAAAAATGTTACCCGATGACAAGAATGCATTTATTTCCTCTTGTGTAAAATTGACAGAAGACCATGCGTTATCAGTTAAAGATTGACCAATTTGTAATTCTGCATCTGTATTAAAATCTATTTGCAAATTCGTGTAATCTTTATTATTAAATTGTGAAATATATGTTTTTATCATATTCATTATGATATAATCTAACTTGTCATATTTCATTAATTCATTTCTAAATATTGCTTTATCTGCTTCAACATTAACTATTTTTGTTAACAATACCATTACAACAGATAAAGATTGCTTAATAAGATTTCGTATTATTTCATAATCTGAACTATTTGCCAATCCACTCTTTAAATTTTCTAACTGAGTATTTAAAGTATTAAAAATTTCATTTGTAAAAGATGCTGAAACTTGTGTAAAATCTCCTGTAATAAAATTTGTATAATGAGAAATAATTTGGGAAATAGTATTACTAATTGCTAGAGTATGTATTACAGAACTTTCAAATGAGTTTCCACCGTTATTATTTCCACCTCCTCCACCATTAGCAATTAGGGTACTTAGCAAAGTAATTAAATTTCCATTTGAAGCATTTATGGTTGATTCAATATCACTTTTTGTTGTATTAATTAACCCCCGAATAAATTCCGCCAGAATGTCTATTTTGTTTGTTATTTGCCTTATTATATATTCGCTTGCTATTGACAATTTATCATCAAAATGAGTTAATAAAGTAGAAAGTTTATTGTTAATAGCCGGTTCAATAGAATTAATATTAGCGTTAAGTTCGGTTAATTTTGTTGTAATATTAGAATCAATTACATCAATTCTTGAATCAAGGCTATTAATAGTGGTTTCAAGCGCGGTTAAACTATTTGACATTATAGTATCATGTGCATCAATTCGTGATTCAATATGCGTTTCAAACCCTGTAATTTGTGTTGTTAGATCTGTTCCAACTGCAGCAACTTTATTTGTTAGACGAGTTTCTAATCCATTTACTTGTGTTGTTAAATTTGTTCCAACACTGGTAACCCGTGTAGTTAAACGATTTTCTAACCCAGTTAGATCTGTTCCAATATTGGCAACCTGAGTAGTTAGATCTGTTCCAATGGTAGAAACCTGCGTTGTTAAATGATTTTCTAATCCATTTACTTGTGTTGTTAGATCTGTTCCAATGCTAGAAACCTTCGTAGTTAAACGATTTTCTAATCCATTTACTTGTGTCGTTAGATCTGTTCCAATGGTAGAAACCTTCGTAGTTAAACGATTTTCTAATCCATTTACTTG